CACTGAAGGAGTAGCCTGATACGTTTGCAAAGAAGCACCCTTACGATAGTTAAGTGCCTGTGACTGACGAGACAGAGCAAGATCTTCAGCTTGACGAGAAGCCTGAGTTCTACCCATAGCTTCAGACAGTGCCTGCTGAGAACCCATACGATTCATGTAGTTAGAGAAGGCACCAGAGCTAGCGTTGATACCAGCCATACCCATGGAACGCATGTCTTGCTCACGCTGTTGTGCATAGCCAGCAGCTACGTCAGCAGTAGCTTGATTCATAAGCCTGTCACGAATAATATCCTCACCCTCAGTAAGCTTACGAATAACAGACTTCTCAGTATCTCTGTAAAGAGGATCAAGTTCTCGCTGTTGCTGGATGTCAGCAAGACCTCTGTCTACTGCGTACTGTGCTTGTGCTTGACCTAGAGGTCTAAGCGTTTGAAGATCTTCCATACTATACTGAATATTCAAATCTTCAAGAGGCCAGTACTTTTCTTTCTGTCTCTGCCAAGCTTCGGAAGCGTACTCGTCCTGTTTCTCGATAGAGCCAAACGCAAGGTCAGCATACTTTGACGCTTGGTTTGCTGATTTAATGCCGGAGTAAATGTCGTACCCGGTAGCTGCAAGATTACCTACAGTACCAAGAGCACTCCATGTATCACCCCAAGACCAGTTATCAAAAAGTCCCATTGTTTATTTTCCTTGTATGTTTGGCTTACCAGCCACCATCATCGCCACCATCGTTCTGACCGTTGGCTCCAGAACCAGTGCCGTCACCGGCCTGTCCTTCACCAGTGCCTTGGCTATCAGAGCCACCGTTAGGGCCACCTTCGTTATCACTGAAGCCACCGCCACCACCGCCGCTGTCGTTGTCACTGCCGAAGCCATCGTTGTCGCCACCGCCTCCTCCATCGCCTCCGGAATCTCCATTATCAGAGCCGTTATCACCAGAGTCGTTGTCGGAGTCGTTGCCTTCATTAGCACCGTCTTCACCAGTAGTACCAGAGTCAGTACCTGTGTCTGTTCCACCGGTAGCTGTACCACCAGCAGTGTCAGATTCAGCAGCAGAAGTAGAAGCAGCAGTATCAGCAGCAGTTTCTCCTGTCACACCACCAATACCAGAAAGGCCGGGACCACTCACGTCACCAAAGCCACCAATACCACCGAAGTTGTCTTGGGCTTTACCATGAGACATAGCACCACCGCCTATGGTACCACCGACACTTGTGCCGTAGCCACCCTCGTCAGTACCAATACCACCGAACTGGCCAGTCTCTGCAAAGCCTCCCTTGCTGTCTCCACCAAAGGAACCAGTATCCATACCAAGGTCACCAAGGCTAGCCATAGCACCAGCGTAGGTAGAAGCAACAGGGCCAACCATACTTTTACCCCAAGAAGAAGTAGGATTAGCCAGACCGATAGCGTTGTTTACAGCAGAAGTTGCATTAGCTACCTGAGAAGGACTCAGAGACTTAGAACCAGAGATGGCATCATTAAGAGCTTCAGCAAGAGTCATGTCGTTGATTGTGGCCATGTCCATATTATGTGTAGCAATGTTGTTAGCGAAGGCTGCACCAATCTGACGGCCAGTAATCGGACCAAAGGTATCTTCCATAGCGTCACGTGTAACTTCTTCGTCACGTATGTTCAAGGCGTCCGCAACCAAACCACCAATCGTGGGGCCTATAAGCCCACCAAGCAGTCCGCCAATGGGGCCACCGAGCATACTACCCAGTGTGCCTAAGGCCATAGCACCCATCGTTGTACCTGTCGTCATACCAAAGGACTGAGCAGCTACTTGGCCAACAGTGCTTGCGAGACCACTGGGAAAACCAGATAAACCAAAGTTCAGAGCGACATTAGTAGGTGCGTTCAAACCAAGAGCTACCCCAGTCTTAGTTGCAGCCTCTAAACCCATCTGACTAAGACCATCAATGGCAGCGTCCATAGCTTGCTTGTCAGTGAAGCTATGCCCCTTGTTAGAGGAGCCAGCATCATTACCCTTGCTAGAAGAAGTAGTACCGCCACCAAAACCATCTCGTCCATCACCACCGGTAAACTCTTTGCCTAGAGTGGTGCCCTTGTTAGCCTTCTCATTATCTGAAGAAGACTGCTGGTCAGAGAAACGGTTCTGACTGTCGTACCATTTGTTACGACTAGACTTACTCTGTGTAGTGTTGCCACCCAAACCGTAGTTACCTATCATCGTTTGGTAGAGAGGCAACATTGTAGTGTACGTAGGGAAGTATCCATAGTTGTACATTTACTTCCACCTCCCGATAGCTACACACATAACTACATAGTCTGAGGTAGCGGTAATGTTGCCTGTTTCTCGTACACCTATATGGGTAAATGTTTTAGTCTTTTGCCAAACCCAAGAATGCACTACACTACCCCCATTATTTCCTGTAACATCAGATACTACAGTGTACTCTGTGTCAATAAACTCTATGGGCCAGTATACGTTTATACCTGCTATCGTTGCAGGTAGTAGGTTCTGGGAGCCTTGGATAAGTGCACCATCAGGTAGCTTTACGTACCAAGCATTACCCGACTTACCAGTGACAACACCTTCTTTGTCAACACGTTCGTTAAGTGCATTCACCTGATTTTGCAAAGAAGCCAGTGCAGCATTAACAGATGTAAGATACTCGTAGGTGCCTCGGTCTTCTGTGTAAGGTACATCAGAAAGCTGTACTCGTTTTGTAGTAGCCATTACTTGCTTTCTCCTTCTACGAGTTCTCCCATACTTGAAGCAAGAGTAATCGAATGGATGTGAGCATTCGACTTAACTTCTACCTCAATAGTCTCACCTCTGAAACCAGAAGGAAGACGGAAAGGCTTAGAGTTTTTTATTTCTCGTGTATACCTAAGCTCACCATCTATGTAGTAGTTAAACACTGTATTGTCCATCAACTCAAGTGCATGCGCATTACTACACCAGCCGTTGATTGGCTCACCACCAAGAACACGAGCTGCAAAGTATGAGCCTGCAAGTTTACCTTCCCAAACAGGTTCGCCTTCTTGTATAGATGACTGTGATGTCAGCATAACACGGGCCACGCTCAGGTTAAACAAACCTTGTGTACTAGTATTAACCTTTGAACGCCATCTAAAAGATTTGCTTATACGAGAGTCTGAAGCAAAGGAACACAAGCTATACCTTGTACTATCCTCAAGAGGATAACATACATACAACTGCGTTTGTTCAATATCGTTGTAGATAACCTTTGCAGGCTGTGTAGTAAAAACCAAGCCTGAAGAAACGATACTGTTGTACACTGTGCTGTATGTATAACTGTCTAAGTCAAAGACAAAACCAGCTGCTGCGTCTGTAGGATTAGTAAAGAAACCATAGTAAGTATTGTTTAGAAAAGCACCTTTCAGTGACTCAGGACGCAAAGGCAACCATTCGTCCTGTGTAATAAGCTTCTCTGTAATACAAGTGGGGCTCGTACTATTAATCAACACCAACCCATTCTGACTAGCAAAGATAACACCATTACGCGTATTCACAATAGAATCAGCAGACATACAAGGACAGTTCTCTTGGATAGCTTTAACTGTAGGGTTCGTCGGGTCTTGCACAACAATCAGCACAGGTGCTGCTTCAGTACAAACAACAATCGTATTACCAAAAGAACCAAGACCTACGATAGGATAGTCAATCGTTACCTTGTGCTCGTATGGCCACGCATGTGGAGCATTCCAGTCAGACACATATACAGTAGAGTCTTTGTAAGCTGCAAACAAACCGTTCTGCAAAGAGACAAGACCCTTGAGTCCATCTACTGGAGCATCCCAGTAAAGAGAAGGACAAGCCTCACCTAAGGCTGTATTTGGTTTAGAGTCAGTGTACTCGTAATAGTTAGTCTTCCAAACAGCGTTAGGATTATTAGTTTCTCTGCTTAGGTTAACGTCAAACTGATCTACATAACTGTACACTGCTTGACCGGAAGAAGTAACTTCAGACCTGTAAATATAGATCTTGTTGATACCTCTTACTGCACCATTATGATGTGTCAATAGTGGTTCTTCTATAGATAGAGAAACAGTCTGTCCCGGACGAACATCAACAGTATAACGTGACTTATCATAAAGGTTCTTCAAAGGAAGACTGGACTTACCTACGTCTATAGTACCGTCAGGCCACTGCCTAACATAACAGTAGACATATGATCTAGACTCAATGTCACCAGAACCTGTACCACCAGATACCCAGATATCAGACTGTCCCGGTTGAGGTATAGCTGTATGGTAGCAGGCTACTCCGGGAGTAAAATCAGAAGTATAATCCTGATCTTTCAAAAGAGAGCTGTCTGTTACAAAAAAGCCGTCGCTATTCGTAAAGTAAATGCGGTTGTTCTCATCATCATACACAGGGCCTTTAGCTACCCTAGTATCTTTATTCCACATCAACCAACGGTAGTTCTGGTTCTTCCATCTATATCTATAGATAGACTTAATACTACTAGGGATATACTGAAGAATCTCATCAGCATACTGGGGTCGAAGCTCTCCACTCCACAGCTTAACGTCGAGAGCTTCCTGTGCAAGAGTAGCGGGTAAAAGCCGTGGAGCTATACGAGGAGCAACCCCGCTAAACTGTTGGAATGTTAGTTTCATAGTGTCCTCTACATAGAGTTATTGACCAACAGGCTTTGCACTAAGCGGACGCAACTCCGGAGGCAACTGTCTCCCTTCCTTCTCGCTTTCATAACTGCTTTTGCAGTGTTCTTTCTGCCAGAAGAATAGTCCGTTTACGAGCCTGCAAGGCCATGTTCTCACTCCATCTCGTGACCAACGATAACAACGTGAGGACAAAGTCTCATCCGGCCATCCACCAAGGAGTGTATTGAGGAGCTGGTCGACGGCGATTAGCGTTCGCTTTCCGTAGGTCATGCTTCTACACCTTCCGGCATGATGATGATAACGACGATGCCCTGCACTTCTTCCAGTGTCCTACACGCATCAAGTCTATCTTCCAGTGCTTGCCTCTGACCGATGATAGAACCAGAAGCAGCAGCAAAGGCATCAGCCTTGATGAGTACTCGCTTTACAAGCTCGTCCATAGAAAGGCCGCGTGCTTTAGCCAATGCCGAAAGAAGCGGAGTTGGAGCCTCAGGGTCAGCAGTATAGGCACGAGCCTCAGCTTCCTGCTTGTCGAACGTGCTGATCTCCCTGTCCGGATAGGTTGTCGTGAGTGCAGCTATAGCCTTGTCAGCAGCTCTGTTGATTTCAGAGAGTTTAGCAGCCTTCGCTTCCTCAAGCGTCTGCTTTGGAGGGACATAAGGTTGTTCCTCGGTCACACACTCGGGATGCTCCTTGGCATAGGCAGCCACATCTTTCCACTCTTCCTCGAACTCCTTGACGTTGGAGCAGACATGGTAAGGCATACCATTCTTCGTTATGACATATGAATCATCAGTCACACGGTGGATTATGTTCTCATATTTAGCCATGTTTCCTTCTCCTTAGCCTACCTTTATAGCGATGCCACCATCGTTGTCTGGGGTACCAGCACCACCAGCCAATATAGCAGATCTCAGATAGTGGTGGTCATAAGGCATGTAGATATAAAGCCAACTTCCTCCAGCAGGCATAGAACCACCTCGACCAACATAAGTAACATTAGGTACTATAGTCGTTTGCCATGCGGTGCCTCCGTTCGCAGGAGCACTTCCAGCAGTGTTGGCATAGTTCACACTGAAGTTGGCAGGGTTATAGACACGCGTGCTGGAGCCGTCATTAGTTCCCCACAACCACGTGGGCTGACCACCCTGACCATCATAGTAGAAGTAACCATCAAGGCTCCCACTTAGAAGCAGACAACGTGCGCTGTGTGATGTACCACCATTTGCAGGTGCGCTCCCGGCAGAGTCTGCATACACAGCTGAATCAGCTTTCGCATGTATTGCACGACCATCCATGTACGCTTCCCCAGTGTCAGGAGAAAAACGGAATGTATAGCCTTGGTTAGTGCGATCTCCACTGAGGATGAATACTCTGTTTCCACCGTCAATGGTTTGGTTTAGCTGTACGCCACTGATTTGGATAGGGTGGTATGTTACAACCTCACCCGTACCATCTTCATGAGCCACAGCAGCGATAGTTGTAATATTTCCTTCGCTGCTTTTCGCATACATCTGCGTCCACTTCACGTTATCAGAAGCACGCTGAATGTTGTCAAACCCGCCCATGATTGCACCATTCTTGTCGGCAAGGAATATACCACGTTCAGTATCCTTAGCAGGTGTTTCACTAATCACATTTGCAGTGTCGTTGATCTGCACACTGCCTGTCAAGACACCACCCTTAGTCGAGAGTGCAGGCTTGTATTCACCGCCACCAGTCAGGAAGCTTTCCTGTTCTCCTGCTGCTGCGGGAGGAACAAGGCCAGACGTTCCAGCAGTAGATGCTGTAGCACCGTCATACTCAGGCACAGAGATGATACCATTGTTAATACGAATGCCATCACCTATGCTCGCAGACGATATAAGCTCTGACCAAGAAGACCAGTCCTTGCTCGATAAGCGATACTGTCTAACAAACACACGGTCTCTTCCCGTTGAGTAGGCATACGCTACCTGAACAAGATTCTTTATTACTGTACCCCTTTTACTGTAAAAGACCTGCAAGTAGAAAGCAGAATTTTTAATGGGGCTGTTTACACTACCTGTTGCATTTATTAAGTAAAAACCTGCTTCAGTAACTGTATCAAAGTCTACGTCATTTCCAAGTTCTTTTGCAGGTCCAAGCTGTCCTCGTGCACTCGCCAAGTCTGTGAGGATACCACCAACTGCTATGTCCTTTGCGGTAATCACACCTTTAGTATCAGTCTTCGTGGTCTTTCCATCTACGCCAGCAAAACCAACGTTTGTGGTGGAAGCAACACCGACTGCATCAAGGTTGTCTTGAGCAAGCTGCACCGCTGTAGGCACAAAAGAGTTAAGAGCCTCAGCAGTGATGCGCATCTCTATACGATCACCCTTAGTCCATTTCTGTGCAGTAGTACCTTCCTGTGCACGGTAAGACCTAAAGGCCAGCTTACCTGTATTAGTGTTAGTTATCTGAGCAAAGACTTTTACTATCTCAAGCGTATCTTCACCAACAAAAGTCAAGTAAAAGCAATCACCAGAATCCGGAGCTATCGTAGGAAAGACGGCAGGGTCATTCACATAGATATCGACAAAGTCTTTAGCCGGATCTTGGTACATATAGTCTAGCGTAGAAGCAGCGTTGTTTTTAAAGAGAATAGCCATATGTTACTCCTACAGCTTCATGATAAACGCCAAGGCGTAGTAAGGAGGACGAGAATCAATAGCAGAAGCATACGCAGTATGCGAATGCCCGTAGTCCACTATCGGGTGATTATGTCCTTGGTTACCACCAGCAGCATCAGTCCAGAGTTCGCCGTTGGTCATAAATGTGTAACCCGGTACATCCCTATTATCCGGTTCACCTTGTACATGAATATTACCAAGACGGTGACTGTGCGAAGGCATTTCAGCAACAGTCAAGGTGTGATAACCAACCTGCACACCAGTACCAGAACCATTCACAGTAATGGTAGGAGTGTACGAAGAGGAACCACCTACGTTACCGGGGGCATAGGAGCTGCCTGCACCTACAATAAAACGACTGCGCAGGTCAGGAGTACCGTTGTCACCATCACACAAAGCCCATCCAGAAGGAACAGCATCAACAGCACCGGCCCACATTGAGATGATGCCACGCGGAATCTTTATGTCAACAGCAGCAAGAATAGACTGCGCAGTAAGACGGAGTTCTACTGGACTTCCAGCAGTAAAAGCTCTGGCAGTAGTATTTTCCTGTGCACGCTCCACAGTGAAAGTATCACCACTACGCTTAGTAACTTTCATGATCTCAAGATGACCAGCTGCGCTATCGACCACCGTCACCATGAAATAGTCACTACCCCCAGCCGTTGGGAACAAAGCACCTCCTCCCGGAGAAACAACAATCTGCGTGTCCGACATAAGCACTGAGCTAAAGAGTGTCGTCGCCGCATTGTTTGCAAATTGAATTGCCATTTATATCACATCCTTCTGGAGGGAAAGTAAGATTAGGCCCATATACAGGGCAGTCACAATTACAGTCGTCAAGCTTAATGACATCGCCGACCTTGATTATGACATCGATTACAGGCCACTCATGGTTGGCTTCTATGCTTGTCGCGTTCTTAGAAATAACATTCGCCCAAGGTTTAGACTCTGCTATAGGTTCGATCTCAACAGCACTAAGCCGACCAATTACTACAGGAACAGCCATGTCCGTTCCAGCTTCACAGAACCATGCACGCTGTATGATGTCAGCTTCAGTGTCATCCATATGCGTAACCGCTTCAATGGAAGTAACACCTATCCTACCTACAGTTTGCTTAGCTTCCATGTCTGTATCGGCTTCTATCAAAACACCTCTGATAACAAGATCAAAAGGAAGTTTGTACATGTTAACACGAGATACTATGTTAGTTCCTACGTCTGTGATAGGAATAACCTTTCTTATATCTATGTTAGTCATGTCAGTTACAGCCCACATAGGAGTTGCGTTAGACTGAAGACGAACAGTTGAGTCAGCTAGAAATTCTGCAATGGCCTTAACCGTTACATTAGTTGTCGTAATGACATTACCTTGTGTAAGCAGATCGACAATAACATCTGCATTAACAGCACCAAGCTGATGGGTGCCTGCGTTTATCAAGGTAGTGTTGACAAGCATCCCATTAACAGGATTCAAGAGTGTCATTGTCCACCTACCTCAAATAACTTTTTACACAGTGGTGCTGTCAGTAATACGAATGCTCGAAGTCTGAGCACGGATGATGAACTGGTCACCAGCATCTACGTCACGCGGACGTTCATCAAGCGTATTAGGGTTACGAATAATACCCCAAGCCAGAACGTTACCGCCCGTTTTCGCATCCATGATAGCAACATGCGTCACACGACCCCAGTTAGAGATAGCAACCGGGAACTCGATGTTGGTCGCATTCTTCACTACACTGGCAGAAGGCGTCGTAAAAGCAGCGTTATCAGCCGCGACACGAGCGTAACCATCACCAGTAACTTCGTCCCTGTCAGGGCTGTTATCAGTCAAGCCCTTGGCAGACGTGAACAGAGCCCAGTACCTAGCAGGAGTGTTGTAGGTGACACCCTTAAACACGTGGCCAAGAATCTTGTTGTCAAGGTAAGTACTAAAACCAGACATGTTATTTCCTTTTAGAAAATTTTATGTTTAATGGGGAGCATCGTCTTTGACTGAGCAACCCAAGACTTATAAGCCTTAGACTTAGCACGAGAGATACCCGCACGGAACTTGCGAATGTAGTAGTTCACAAGGTTAGGCTTAGACCAAACTCTACCGGACAGACTGTGCAAATAAGCAAGCGCACCGGCAGCAATGGTCTCAGCCCAGTCCGTGTATAGGAACTCAGGGATCTCATCAGCTTCTCGTGTAGGCTTCACAGCAGCAAGCATATGCAAGGCTTCAGGGATGTCTTCCGTAGGTACACCTACAAGGTGCATCACATTAGGATTCTCCATGTAGAAGTACTTAGGATACTTATCCTTACGCAGACGCCAATCAGGAGAATACGAGTCAAGGTCTTGCCTATTTGTTTTCTCTACTTGATACTGACGAAGTTGTTGTCCTTCACTAGCATCACGGATAGTAACAGTGACAGGCATCACAAGCGTAGCATCTTTACCTATGATATTGATGCCATACCTAGGCTCATCCTTAACAAGATCTCCACAGTAGATCTCTTGCTGCCAAATAAGAGACTTCTCACAAAACTCAATACATGCGTTTCGCAGAGCTTCTTTCACCATAGCCACAGGACAACCATGCACGTCAGGACGCACGTACTTAAAGAAGTCTTCCCAAACAGCGCTATTAAAGTGATCAATCATTGTTTGGCTGTGCCTCCCCAAGATTCGTAGGTAGCTCATCAATCTTCGGCATAGCAACTACAGAAGCATTATACTCCTGCCCCAAAGACTGATAAAAAGATTGGACGTACTGTTGTGCAAGCTGCCTGTCATTTGCAGAAGTACTATCAGTACTGTACGCAAGGTACAGCATGTAGTCTATGATAGGACCACGATAGTTGCCCATAAGCTGCAAGTCTTGCTGCATAGCAGCATCAACATCCATTTCTGCAAAAGAAGCATACGGTGCAGAGTAAGCCATCTCTACATAAACATCTTTATCTTTTGCTACCGGAGGGTTAACAAGAAACTGCCGAGGTGTCTTACGATCATATACAAATTCGTAGACAACATCAGAAGGAGTAGTTCGTCTCCAATCAGAGAAGTAGTCAAGATCTCTACGCTCTACCTGAAACACAGGTTCACCAAACGTAAAGGTGTTGTCTTCTTCCTTTGTAGCGTTACAGTAGATGTCAATAAGAGCATAAGCATCATCAGGAATAGTCTGACGAATACCGGGGTTCAACTTCACTACGTCAGTTTTAACCCATACGTCAGGACGCATCATGATCAGCTTATTAATAGCATCGTCAAGAAACTCAAGGTACTGGTGCTTTGAGAGTCGAGCATAGTCCATATCATTATACAGAAGAGTTACTCTATTGATGATATCAGAGACTTTCATTATTACCCTCAAGTAAGCAAAAAGTTAGACTAACTATTCTTACGCGGACGACCGGGGCCACGCTTCACAGGCATCGTCAGCTTGATGTCAAGAGCATCAGCTTCCATCTTACCAACCTGTTCAGGAGTGGGAACCACTTCTTCCGTTCCGTCAACCTGTTCCTCAACATAACCAAGGAACGTATAAGGATACGTAGGAATGTGAACTTCAATAGTAGACTGCCTACCGAATTCATCCTGCTGCGTCTGGAAAGACGTAGTGTACGCACGGTCAATGCATTCACGAAGCATATACTCAGGAACAATCACTTCCTTACCGTAAGGAGCTTGGAAGTTCTTGCTGTTCACAGAAGCGTACACATAAGGGCCAGCAGAAGGATTAGAAGACGTATGAAAGATAACCCGGCACTTACGTGCGTTCGAGTTCATACTAGCGTGGTCCTGTCTCCAGTCCATCAACAGACGAACAGCGTGTTTACGAATGAGCTTGTTGTCTTCCGTCAACGGAATGTGCAGACCACGTTCAAAAAGCATATCCCGAATCTGCATGTCAGAAGCAGAGTTGAGATCGGTGTCAGTAAAAACAGGAGTGTTAGCCATAAAGATTATACCTTAAAATTTAGTTTGTAGAGCTAGGTGTAGCAGAGCTAGATACGAGAAAGGGGAGAACCCCAAGAGTAGTTGTTCTCCCCGTATGGTCAAGGCTTAGTAGTCGGTACAAGCGACTTCAGCGCGAACCATCCAAGCCTGATTGAGAATCACGCAGGTCTGCATGGTCTTCCAAGCAACGTGGGCACGCTGAGCGAGCGGGTCAGATTCGGTATAAGAAGGATTGATGATCACCGGAGTCAGGGACTCAGCACCCTTCAGGGGCACCAGACCATAAGCATCCTTCGCAAGGAAGAGAATGGGGTACACGTCAGCCTTGGTACCGCTGGTCGAAACCATCGTGTCACCAGCAGCATTCGTCTTAGCACCACCAGCATCCGGCCAGCTCTTCATCAGAGTGGTGAAGAGGTAACGCACGCCTTCAACAGCACCGATTTCATTTTCCCACGGAGTCGTGTTGCCGTAGTCCTTCACGTCTTGGAAGTGAGGCATCGAACGGATGTCAGCTTCACAGTCGGGATGGCAAACAGCCACGAAGCAGGGAGAGATGGATTCAGAGTAGAAGCGAGGCGTGGACTTAATGCTATCGGTCAGGAAGCGAGCCTTCTGGTTCTTCAGCTTACGCGTAATGCGACGCTGCAGGGGCAGAGTGACGGGCGTATTCACGTCACCACGAGCTTCACCATTCGCATACTCAACGTTGGAACCGCCGAGCAGCACACCGATACGCATGTTTTCAACAGTTTCCGCAGCCTGTTCACCCACGATCTGCGTGACCTGTTCCATAACAGGGGAATCGTTGGTATCGAGCAGAACGTCGGTCATGGTCACGAGGTTACCGTACTGGTGCACAGTGGCTTCAATGTCGGTAACCGAGAAGGTCTGAGCAGTAGGCGTAACGCCTTCAGTCAGTTCCTTCGGCGTGGCATCAAGAGATTCAAAGCGACGGAACTTAGCGGTCTTCGTGCTCTTGGTCGGCAGGGGATAAGCCTGACCAAACTTTTCAAACACGAGGTAAGGAAGAGCACGGATGAGCATCTTAGCAACGACATACGCGTTGGCCATCGTGCTAAGAGTACCATTAGTAGAAGAACTGGTAGCACCAGTGTGCATGATAGTATTCGGAGTAGCCATTAGATATAATTCCTAATTTCAAAAACGAGTTTAGCGCGTCCGTCTGCTACGTTCATACTCACGGGCAAAGTCATCAAAAGACTTCTCACGAGGTTTGGCTTTAGGCTTATTGCTGATATCAATAGGCTCCTTGCCAGTACGAACTGCCATAGCAGCGAGCACTTGTTTAACAATGTCTTCAGTCTCAGACGCAGGATTTGTCTGCACCTGAGTAGAAGAAGCCCTAGTCATCTGTGGCTTGTTAACGCCACGAGCAGACTTGTAGTCGTCCAGAAGAGAAATAACTTCCTGCGCCGTACCGTACTGATACACATACTTGGCACCGTTCTGCATCACAGGAGGCAGAGAGTTAATCCAAGTAAAGAGATCACCACTATCCATAATCGCATTGATATCGGGGTGGGCAGCACGGATAGCACTGAAATGTTTGTCCGCTTCGGACTGGAAGATCTGCTGCTGAATAGGTTCAACCCGAGTCTTAAGCTCAGTCTCAACGTTCTTCTTAACAGCAGACACCTTGGTATCAACAAGCGCTTTCACTGCATTAGCAATTTCAGGATGAATCTCAAAGAGTTCCTTCACATTGTCGGGAAGTTCATCTGACTCTTCCTTCTTCTGTTCAGGCACGTTCTTCGTGTCTTTGAGTTCCTGATACTTATGTGACAGATCTGCGAGTCTGCTAGCCCACAGAGTATTCTGTGCTTCAGCGTCACGCTTTGCCTTTTCATAAAGCTCTTTATAATTCAGAGGAAGCTCAGTAGTCTGTTGTTCGTTCTGAACAGGAGCTTCTTGTTCCTGTTCCTGTTCTTCGTTCTCAGGCTGAACTTCGTCGTCATCATTCTGGCTCACGACGTTTTCTTCTTCGGAAGGATCTTCAGGCTCACTCATGAAATCATCAAACGAGGGCTCTACCTTAGAGGGATCTTCGTAAGACTTCGCAAGTTCGTCGAAGGCTTCATTGAAATCTTTGTTGTTCTGATCGTTCATATTTTTATAACTAAGTTAGGGAGGGTTATTACCCTAAGTCCTAACTGGCTTGGCTCATGAGCAAGTTGTCCGAGAGGGGCTCGCTCCCAAGTTCCAGTACATCCAAGAGCTTTTGTACCATACGTAGTTCACCGATAAGTCGGTCTACGTTGTCTGTATTATCAGGACTTAGTAACTTACTGTACCGTTGGCTTCTAAGAACCTTCAGGTAAGCAACTATATTCTTTTGTAAGTCGGCATTGGCCGTGAGCCTGAAGGCTTTCTCCAAGCTCACACGCCTACCGTTAAGTGGTGTATCAGTCATATTAACTCTGAGGATACGCTTGTTCAGGCTGACTAATCAGAGACATGTCTTCACGAAGCTGTCTCAGACTATCGATCAAAGCCGCAGGGCTAACACCTTCAGACCGTGCAGTCTCAACCATATCGGTCATCCACTGCCGTTCTTCCTGAGCTTGCTTCTGCTCTTGCTGCTTCTGAACTTCAATCTCCTTGTCAGTGTACACCAAGTTGTCATCAGAAAGATCGAGGGCATCTGCGATAGAACGAATAATGCTCGGACGCTTGACAGTGCCAAGGTCAACCTGATTGTTAGTGATCTGCGCAAAGTTAATCAGACTCTGTGCTCTGATCTCCTTAGCGATAAGAGACGAAGTACCACGAGCTTGAACAGCATAGTCACCCTTGATATCAGAGTCACTATTGAACTTCATGTTCCAGTGATACATAGCAGAGATGAACGGCTTAGTGATGCCATCGTCAAAGTTCTTGACTTGGTCCTTGATCGTAATGTTTGCAGAACCCATCAACATAGACAGGCCAGAAGCAGTACGACCAGCAGCACCAGAAGGTTCTCCCCACATCTGGCGAGGAATAGAAGTAACTTCATCCCCGTAGCTGCGGAAGAGTTCAATCATCCGTTCAAACTCAGTAGTATAACTGGGAAGCTGGAAGACACGAATAGCAGGGTTAGCAGCATCAGCTCCTTCACCTGTACGCATCCATACCTTAAACGGATAGACATCACGAGGATCTTCGTCTTCCGATATAAGGTCAAGGTTTACTTCGATCTGAGGACCAGCAGAGATAGCAGCGTTGTCCAGCATAGCTCTGAACGCACTGTTGATCAACTCCTGAACATCAGACATGATAGACGGAATACCTTCACCAAAGATAGAGGTTTCGTCTTTGTCATAATAGTAGAAGAAGTAAGGCCACTTAACGCCTTCCATAGGCATGAGAGACGCTTTAATGACGTGGTCACCAAGTACCCAAATGTTTGCAGCCAGTTCTACCTGACCCTGCATACGTTCAGGAATATCAACACCCACCTGATTCAGATCATCAGCATCTACAAAACCCCAGAACTCAAGCACTTCATACTTCTTAGAGTGAGCAGCATCAGCAACACCGCTGTCGATTACATCACCCATAGAGGTCAGCTGGTTCTCAAAGTCCTTCTTCTGATAATCACCTTCAGGATTCTCAGCAACATAGGTAGAGATTAAATCTCCATTGAAGTCTGATCTCTTTCCGAGACCGATGACATCGTGCTTATCCATCTTCCGTCGCTGAATGATGTATCTACATTCGGAGGGGCAAGTAGCTTCCATGTCCGGGTAGATATCCCATATGCGGACGTTTTCGATGAAGGGAGTGATGGAGTCATAATCACAGAGTATCCACTTCTCTTTGTCTCCATTCTTTTCCTTCTTATAGTACTGACGGTTTTCAGAGATAGAAACAAGAGGCCCTTTAAGAATACCAGTACCATACAGATTACCAGAATGCATAACATCACGCATAATCTCACGGTACTTCAACTCAGCAAGCTGGTCTTCGATGACCTTAGACATCTTACCAGCTTGGTTCTTAGCTTCATCCTGCATAAGAACGTAGAGTTCTTCAGGGCTAATCTGCTTACCTTGGTCTTGAGAAACAACTTCAAGGATAGCAGCTTCTTTCTTCTTGCTAAACTGCGGCAGTGGCGTAGGCTCAATACCCCAGTTCTTCTCTCCGTTCGCAGGGAACAGCAGGTCAGACAGACGGCTGTCAACAGTCTTGACCTTAGTTCTCGTCATACGAACAAAAGCTTTACTACGAAGAGGGTCCATACGTTCAAGAACTTCAGGAGAGTAGATACCTTTGTACTGACGAAGGGCGTTCAACCACTTCTCTTCAATAGTCTTACGTGCACTGTCCGATCGATCAAATGCTTCACGAACAAATGCAGCCAGACCTTGGGGCGTTTCAGGCGCACCTTCGGTATCTTCTGCGCCGGAATCTTCATCTACCTGCATGTCGTCAGAAACTTCTTTGAGAAAATCCTGCACGTCTTTGTCTTCGGCAGAGTCGATTACAGTTCCAGAACCGAAAAAATCTTTTTCAGTCATGATTTTTAGTAGCCTCCAATCTGGCTAGCAGCACGATATTTACGTTGTGTATTAAACAAGAACTTCTTCTCTCGCTTATGCACGTACTCCATCATTGCGTACTGCAAGGCGTCATGAATGTGAGAGAATTCATTCTTGACAGGAGATGCTTTGTAGAGAACACCGTTAACAGTCTTAGACTCAGCGTACTTGTACTCAGACACAAAGCCTTTTCTTAGGGCTATGCACTGAGGACCAAGCTTGAACTTACCCTTCAAACGAAGGAACTGAGCAACGGCTTCAAAGCGAGGAGTCCAATTGTTTGTCTTAGCTAACTTGACAGGAAGATTACATTCTTTCAGTATCTCCAAACCAGATTTAGCGTCGTTCATTGACCGCTGTGAAGTAGCAGGGTCGCACACAACTTTAAAGTTATTTACAATCCAAGGGTACTTAGATGTGATCTTAGGCCAAAGATGTTCTTCACAGAACTCTTTAAGCGAGCAGTTGTCCGTACAGATCTCATCAAATACAATAACTGTACCGTCTGGAGCTTGCTGTGTGAAAGCAGCAGAAGGAGTTAATCCTTGGTCCATTCCTATGACAACAGGCACACCACGAAGAGGAAGGACTTCTTCATCAACATGGTGGTCAAGGTCACTGTAATCCTTATAAACAGGCTTACCTCGTTTTACTTCACCATAGTTGTTAAGTACGTTGACGTTGATAAAGTCTTCGTCTGCACCCATACACATGGTTTCGTAGTAGTCCTTGTCAAGGTTGTCGAGGTTCTCTGCCTCAGGATTAAGGACATACTTACCTTCAACCTTAAGCATAGCCGGAGGTTGACGGTAGAAACTATGTCCGTCTGGCTTGTCTTCCTCTGCAAGGCGATATAACCAATGTTCGGTACTTACGGCGTTGTAGTCAAGTATGATGAATGGCCTGACTGGGCCACCATCTTTCATAGCAGGATAACGCCTAAAGCGTGTCTTGATAAGCTGGAAAGTACCTTCAGTAAGTTCAGACGCTTCGTTCAAGTGAGCAGAGGTCACTTCCAACGAACGAAGCTTTTCAGCAGATCTATCATCATCGACAGCGATGAATACGACTTCCATATCTACGGTCGTACCATCAGCTAACGGATACTTAATCTTGCCGATGATGGGGGTAGAATAAGTGATAGTGATCTTGTCTTTAAACCATGACAACCACGTTTTAATGGTGGTTGACTTTAGGGCCGGGTACGTTGCGCGGACAACAAGGTGTCTGCTGTGCCTGACGCCATGCTCGTCTGGTTTCTGACGCATAGCATTAAAGAACGCTTGAAAGATACAACCAGAGGACTTGCCAGATCCCACTGGCCCCATCACGAACAGAAAAGGATTAGGGTCATGATGAATCTTTGCAAACGTGGGCAGGACTTGGTAGTTGATTTCCATGACAGTCCTTACGCAATTTCTTTCGCCAGATCCTTGAGTCCCGCAGGAGCAGTCTCTTCATCAGGGAAAGAGATGTTAACGTTAATAACTTCACCAGCATTCGGATTGAAATCCATAGCTTTCATCTTCGGCTGATAGTAGCTCAGCAGTTCAGAGGCGATCTTAATCTTCTCTGCGCTGTTAGTCTTAGCAGACCTAGCCAAATGCACAAGTTCCTTGATGGGATCGTACCCAAATTCAAAGCGAAGACGACGAAGAAGTTCGTCTCCCTTGGTACATCCCTTACCATCAGGAACAACTACAGAAGGACTAGGCTTCTTCAGAAGGGGCTTTATAGAGTTTTTCTTCATCAAGGTCACCTAAGTCAGAGCGGTCAAGCAGTGTAGCTATCTTCTCTGCGTACATCTTTAAAAGGAATTGGAAATCAGCAGAAGTTATGTCTTCGCGGAGCTTACAGAACTCTACGACAAGGAAGCCAAAGACATCTTGGTCGTCAGAGATAAGGGGAGCAAGAGCAAAGGACACAGCCTTATGTGACTTCAACATTGTGTATGTGGACATATCAAACTTACGCAGGCGTTCGATGTTCATAATCACTTTAGGTTCTGTACCGAAAGCAGCGTTGGTAAGATATGAGAAAGCAGACACAGGCAGGTTTAGGAAGTCAGCCTGTGCTGGTTTAAGGCCGGGACGAACAGCCTCGTGTGTGCAGGACATCTTTGCAAAGTCAATACCAGACAAGTTCTGACACCCGTTATGGAACTGAATAACTGCAATTCTGTCTGCGTTCAATTCAGCCTTAGCATGTTTAAGCTTGGTAAGGACACGCCTATTCATATCAATGAGCGAAGGAAAATACGAAGCAAACTTTTTCGTCTTACCAGCAGCTAAACGCCTAACGTAATCAGATAAGGTTGCACATTCATAAATAATGAATGCAGTCCCTCCCAGCATTGCAAGTGATATATAGTCAGCGTCTTTTACTAAGCTTGACAGACCATTAATGATCCCTAGTAAAATTTGACTATCCATAACTTTCTTTTGTTTTCCCTCTTGACAAAGTGTCAATTAGTGATTATAGTATTTATGTATACTATAACCTAAAATATAGTATAAGAACTATATGAATTTTGTCAAGGGGTTATAGTAAAAATATATATAAAAAGTGAAAATAAAATGTCGTCGACGCTGATAGAAAAAGACCGTAGGAAGTTAAAGTGGCGGAGGAATCCCATACTGAATGAAGACACACCTGAACCTTACAAGATCCCTAACTGTAGGTGTCAGGTAGGTTTGTCAGAGTGTGAAGTAGAAGGACAGTGGGACAAAGGTCTGTACACAAAAGGTGACCTTGTTAACGATCTGAACATCTTCTTTAACTATCTGCCTGAAAGTGAAGTAAGCAGAATGGTTAACGTTATGCTCTGGTGTCTGTCTACCGGTTTAAAGAACAGAGGAGGTATCGACCTCAAAGACTTTGCAGTCATCACTGTTGAAGAGAAGACATATAGCAGACCCTTGACACAAGTAACACGTGACTGCTTTGGTGTGACTAGACGTGTGTCCCGTGCACCTAAGAAGAGGTACTTTGTCTTCAGAGAATATCCTCAGCTTAAGGCTGTAGTTGTACCACGAACAACTGATTTCTTCCCCGGGCATGAACGTACATGGTTTACATGGAAAGTGTCTGCAACAAACCATCCGTACTACTACGCAAGACACTGGCGTAGAGGTGCTCTGTATATGCAACAAGTCTTTGACAAGACCTTTGAATATACAGGGTATACAGACGAGTACATAGAGATGGCACAGAGTAACATCATAGAACCTTTTGGTACAGAACGTGAACACATGAATACGGTCTACCTTGGCTTTGAGGCACCACCTTATGTCAAGGCAGCTTACACAGATGAACTCATCAAGGTACCCCTTAAGTACGTAGCAAGCAAATACTTTACAAGTAACAAGGTCAAGTACGATTACATGTTTGGTAAGATAACCAAGGAAGAAGCAAGTAAGCATCTTTTAAGTCAACCAAGAAAGCTAGCTATAGACAAGAAAAATACCTAGATCGCACCTCCAAGGCTACGCCTTTACGGTGCTCTAAACGCAACAAGCCCCCGGCTACAACAGGAACTATGCAGTGCATGGTCAGGTGTAGTACGGGGGCTTTTCTTTTGGTCAGAACTTGATAGGGGCGCTCGGCCCTATTGACTACAAAGCGTAGCTTAGTTCTAATAAGTCGGAGGAGAAGGTCACAGGTCTTTAGATACTATTCTCCCATGTCCTAATCAACTCAAACTACCTAAGTAGTTCGCTCGCTTTGAGGCTCGCTCACAACCTAAAGAGAGCGTGTTCACATGAGAAGCAGATGTAGTGCTCAAGTACAAACACTTTGCATGTGAACTGAGACATAACTCAGACAATTAATCATCCAATCAATCACAGCAGCTAGCCTGCGAATCACTCCGTGATTTCATATTCATATGAATATGATAATCAGTTTTTTTCAAAAGTCAAGGGGTTTGAGCAAAAAAAAGTTAAAAAAAAGTTAAAAACTTTAGGCAGCCAAGAGGTAGGGCCCGGGCCGGTTACTAGTGGTTACTCCTGCCTACTGTTGGTTACGTATGTTGTGAGATGAGAAGGATCATAGTGAGTATACCTCCTAGACCTGTTCTGAACTTATAGAACTATGAGATATAGAAACGATTCTGATGAAGTCATTCAGCTCCTAAAAACTTACGTGTGAAGTCTGTGTCATCTGTACCCCCGTGCCTCCGCTGTGTCCCACGGGTAGGGTATGACCCTCTCCCCCTTGTGAAAGAAAGCACAGTGTGACTCCTAAGGTTTTTAGTGTTACTCCTCGTAGCTGTTGGCTAGGTTATAGTCTAGCTTGTGAGCTGACTTGCAAGTGATACTAAAGCATCAAACCTTGCCATCAATGGTAATCGTTATCAATAAGCAACAGTACTGGTTACTACTAGCATTCAAACGTTTCTAAAAGCTAACTAAATCAACTACCTATAGTAAGCATGGTCTAAAAGAGTAAATGATTACACATGTTTACATACAGGTTCAACTTATTGTACTCATGCGTTCCAAACGTACAAATGTTTGAACCATGTTCTAAGTACCTGTAGTTCTTATGGTTCCGCACTATGTGCGTGCGCCATAAGCTCCACAAGCACCTGCCGCGCGCATGTTGGGTACAAAAAGTTGAACTTACCCGCGTAGCGGGGTCTAATTATTTCAACTACTTACGTTTTGGCACACGGCTTGCTATATAAGAGACATCAGCGGGGGCACAGCTCCGCATGATAAGTTCTTTTGAAAAGTTGTTGAAAAGTGCTTGACATAGCCGAAAAGCTCATGTAGAGTGCATTTCAACGAAAGGGCAAATGCCCTTAGTTCTTTCAAAAGCTCATAGCGCGTTTTGTTAAGTATCTAGTCTTTTGGGAAAACCGGAAGTAGGCGGACGTTACATGCCTTCGGTATGCTTGCTTGCGAGCGTTGCGACGCTTTATAGAGTAGTCGACAGCCGGAAGAACGAGACACAAAAGAGACGCAAAAAAGTACTTGACAAGCGCAACGACTTATGAGAGAACACTTTCAACGGAATAGAGGAACCTTCCCCAATAGAGGTCACTCTGAACGTTCGGAGAACGTCAGAGGCAGTACCATGACCGCCATTAAGGTCGTCGTGGGAACGAGAACGCAGCAGCCTGAAAACGTATGCTTGCGGGGAAAGGTGAACAACTTGAGAGTCTCCGGATGGAGACAAGGGGCATGGAGTTGTCCCGATAGGTATCAGCTTATGATATCTTCCTGCACTAGCTGCACACAAGCACAAGGCGCAGCTATGGCGATATCCGAAAGGTGAGCTATGCATGGAGCTTGCAGGTCATGCGTTCTCTACCGTAACACTGGTTACAGTAGACTTGCACAGTAGCAGGGTGCCACAGGTGCGTTGCTTGTGTAAGTAGTAGTTCAGTAGGTAGACACGTACAGAAAAGCCGAGGCTTGCTTATATACTCCTTTTATCCTCGGGTGCGACGTATAAGCAAGAGGACGGAACAATCCGACTGGGGGCCTTGTGCGCAGGTGCAAGGTAGGTCGGGGGAAAGTCCTACTTACAGCAAGCCTATAGTTTACCGATAAACTGTAAACGGCGTTGCAGATTTACAACCTAGCAATGCGATAAGTCGGCTCAAAGGGTAGACTGAAAGTAACCTTAGAAAAGTTACAGCCGTAGAGTATTGGCGTTAAAAGGATGCGTTCCATCCTGCGTTGGAGACAGTACAACGGCTATAAATATTAGGTAAAGTGTTTTGAGTCTGTAAACAGTTTGACAGTTGCAGGGGAATGGGGTGCCTTGGGTGCGTTATGCCCTTGCAACCAGTCAAATTGTTTCACAACTTTAAGGAGAACACTATGTTAAAGTATCTTTCTCAACGTTATGTCAATATGCTCATGAAAGGCAACCATGCCATAGACTTTTACGCATGGGCAGGTCACGTAGCTTATAAAACTCAACAACTTAAAACTGCCGTTGAAGAACAGCAGGCGCAAGCTGTGGAGAAATGTCATGCACGATAAGCCGCAAGGTTATAAGAGACAGGCTAATGCCCTGAATATCTGTAGGAATCAGGGCCTGACTAACCTCTATCAAACGGAAGGGGAAGACCTGCGCTATAGTCCTGTTTGGAACAAGCGCGGGGAATGTGTAGGCTATAGAAACCAGCATGGCCAGTTTCTGGATGTAACAACTCTGCTATGGTCTGATTTTGCTGGTACTATTAAGCGTTACGCTGATTTGACACCAGCAGAAAGGAAGGTATTCTTCCCTGTTCTCCCCGGTCTGGCGGATGTGCCTTTCCTGTACGCTGAATATGGACAAAACAAGTCCGTAACTGGCAAGCATGGCAAGCACATCAACATCCGCAAGGTACGTACAAGCGAACGCCCACGCGCTAAGTATCGTACTACAAACTTGGGCACAGGCGAGGCTATGGACAAGCAGGACGGGTACGCTTGTGCCCTCGTGACTCTGGATAAGCCTCAAAAGGTTCGGCGTGTTAATCGACATGCTAAGGTCGTCGTGCATACGGAAGATGACTACATCATGGCTACAACTCGGTCGTCCCGGCGTTTCCGCTAAGGGGGTACTATGTATTACATCGTTCCGCCACAGGCTTTTGTCCCTCGTCGGCTTACTAACCATTTAATGCGCAAGCATGTACCTAGCTGCATCCCTGTAGACCTGTGGGAAAAGCAACGTCTGCAAGACGCGTACAAGGCCCGTCTTGCCTGTGAGCTGGCGCATAAGATTACAAGTCCATGCCGCTACATTCGTGCCTCGGTCTGGACTGGTGATGGTTGGGCATAACTGTTGACTTATATACAAGAGGGGAAGTTTACCTTCCCTTTTTGCAATAAGGCAATGGACTTTCCAAACGACTACAAACCTTTAAACATATGAGGTATTACTATGAACGCTGCTATTGCTACCCCCATCGCTCCGGTTACTGCTGAAATTGCCGCTGCTCCCGCTAAGATTACGGACTGGACGGAAGCCGACTTCAGGGCACAGGTCAACGTCTTTGTGAACTCTCAAAAGGAATTTGTCAACGGTGTCACTCGTTGCACGCTGTACGCTGTTCGCGCCGCCATGATGAACAGCAACAACCAGCCTCTGAACTACATTCTTGGCAACCTTTCGGAAAAGCTCCGCCCGGCGTGGACGGCTTGGCTGTTCTACTTCGCGCCCTTCGCCTTGTCCGGGGGGAAGGACGCCAGCTCTATCACGCTTGACGATGGGACGATTGTTGACCTCAAGTCGTCCATCAAGCTGGTCGCTAAGCGTTGCGACGAATTGTGCGACGCCGCCGAAATTGACAAGCTCGCTCGTGATAAGGGCGGGAACGTCAATGACCCTGCGGGCATGATGCGCTTGTGTGACTACGTGATTGGTTCCCTGCGCTCTGCCCCGCGTTTCGATACGTGGAAGCGTGAAAAGTCTACCGGACGGGGTGACAAGCCCTTGACCGAAGAAGAAGTCATGGCGAAGTACACCAGCCTTTCCAACAAGCTGAACAAGTTGTTGGAACAGGCGAAGGCGTCCGGTGTTCATGATGCCCGCAAGTTCCCCGGTATCGAAACTCCGCATGGTCTGGAGTACTACATTCAGATGCTGGAGAATGCGGACGAGAACGATATGAGCGACGATGTACTTGCTAAGGTGCGTCTGCTCAAGGGGGAAAGCCTTCCCTTCTCGTCCCTGATTAAGCTCATGTCGAACTGTGACAGGTCTAACCTGACCCCTGAACAGGAACTGTTCTATGAAGAAGTCCTTAAGAGTGCCGTTGTCCACGGTATTGAACTTTAACCTCTAACATTCACAACACATTAAAGCTCCGGTAGGCTAGAGTCTTATCGGAGCTTTTTTGTGTCCTATGTACAACAAGGGAGCTCAATCATGCCTGACATAAGGCTGTTTTTATCTAAGCGTTATCTGCGCCTTGCCGATAACCTGTCAGAGTCCTTTTTGCTGTCACCCTCTGTTTATATAGATTGGAAAACTCAACGACTGATTGAACTCATGGAACAAATCAATACCTGTATTATCTACAGACTTTATTAAATAAGTATCTAAGAAACAGGCTGAACATCAGCTTGTTTCAAAGGATGCTTATTGCATCCAGTTAAACCATAACTGTTAAGGCTACATCCTTAAAAGGAAGTGTTGCTAGATGGAAAAGGTTTGTTTTAACGCGGTGACATGCATCCTTTGTCCTTTGTATGGCAGAATGTGTGACGGTAAACCTGAACACCCTCTTGATGTACAGGACATTCCTACTACGGAAGAGGAAGATGTACTTTTTGAACTGCGTTTTGAGCGAGATTGTTGCTCATTCTAGCATACATTCTTAAAAGCCACGGAGTCTTTCGTGGCTTTCGTAGGAGGTGTGCTTATGCTTAACGCTAACTATAGGGTCGCTGTCTATGGTAGTCGCCTGCATGAAAAGACAGGCCGCTACATCGGGGAATTGTGTGCCTTCAAGACGTTCTACTTTAAGAAGAACATAATCAAATGGGCAAGAGAACAAATCAACAGGCCGGATATTCATCCGACTAGTGTTAAGTTCTACTTTAAGAAAGGTAATGTCTGGGAGCTTAAACTTAAAGTGCGAGTCAAGATTCCCAAGGGGAAGAACAGAATGCGCACGCTTATATGGGAAGGTCGTAATGTTTGAAGTCATTGTCATTATGGTGTCGTCGTTTGGCCTCGGCTGTTGTTCCATGATGCTGTTCCGTAGGCACTTGGATAGACGAAATGCCTTTCGTTCTTACTATGCACAGGGTCTGTTCCTCGTGCGAAACTGGGGGAGACAGTCATGAGATGGTACACTAATCTGATGTTCTTCTGGACGTTGTTCTTCATGTGCGTGTGTGTCGTTCTGTTGAGCGGATGCGCAGGCAATCAGTCGTGGGGAGAGTCCCTCATGAACATGGTATCCACGGAACTGACCACATATATGTCCAATCCTAGCGTCTTCCATGTGATAGGACTGTAAACAATGCTTGACCATATGGTTAGCAAGTTGGCTACGGATTGCATGGCACAGCGTGCAAGGAAGTTCTTTTACAAGGACTGGTATGCACATAACTATAGCTACTGCTATGATTATATCATTCAACTAAGTAATGCTATGTCACAACATCCATACATCAAAGGTAGGTCTGTATGTTTAAGCATTTTAAGAAGTCTGCTATCGCTGGCGTTCTTTGTGGTACGGTATTGCTTTCTGTCATGCCGTCTCTGGGTCTTGCGGAAACTGTCAGGAACTTCCACGATCCCGAAGGGATATTCTTCCAAGAATACCAATATGTTTCCGTGGCACTGAGAGTCAGAGCCAAGATGCTGCTCGACAAGGGACACTTCATGGACACTGAGATGTACGCAATCATGAAGGATGGCTATGGCCTTCAGGCGGCAGACGCGTACCGTTTTGCGTGGATTCTTGCTGACCTTCTCAAGCACAGAGATGTGATGAAGGAATGCATTGACCGGAACACTTTCAACTAAGGGGATACGATGCTTACGCTGGAAGAATTCGGTGAGCTCAGACATCTGTGGTTGAAGTACAATATTGAGCTCAAGCGCTGTTGCATCTATGGAGAAAGGTACGGCAAAAGAGTACCCGTTGCCCTCGACCTCAAGCGTATGAGGCGATATCATAAGCGGATACTTGCAGTTGATCGTGCACTCAAGTGCCTTATTGCACGACATCCTGCTGAAGTGTTCGACGCATTCATCTGTCCTACTGTTTGCCTGCACTACAGTGATGCCCTTACTCGACATGACAATGCCTGAATAAATCAGGCGTCATACATAAGGAGATATAACATATGAACACAAACGAAACTAAACTGCTCAACGCCATGCTTGTCGTCGCTGCCAACGTCTCCCCTGAAAAACTGCGGGAGTACGCCAACATCATGGAGATGTCCCCGGATGTTCGGAGCGACAACAGGTTCAGTGATGCGGACATTCTCCGCACTGCGCAGGGTCTGCTCCGGGCATACCGTGACAAGCATGTGCAGGAAATTCCTGCTGAAGGTGCCCAGCCTTTCCGCAGAAGGTTCATGCCTGCGCTTGAGCTGCTGGACGAATGCCTTGAGTACTACTCTCCCAAGAAGGATTAGCCATGACTGCTGATGAAACTCTCATCCTTAAGACGATGCTTGCACTCGCTGCAAACGTAACCAAAATCTCCCCGGAAAAGTTGGAAGACTACATCAACGTCATCTCCTTCATCACTGACAAAGACAAAGCCGATGACGATGTCAGTGACAACGAGGTCAGTGACATAGATGTTCTTATGCGGGCTCTCGCCCTGCTCCGGGCATACCGGGATGAGTCCCTTGAACATCTGGCCGTGGTTGAAAAGCATCCTTTCTTGAGAAAGGTTACTCCTGCCATCGGTGTGATGGAAGACTGCTTGGAATACTATACCAACAAGGAGGAATAGATGCTTTCTTTTTTCGAATTCAGTGAGCTTAGGGCCTTGTGGCTCCTGTTCATGCAAGACATTGAGTCTTGCTATCGCTACGTAGAACAGGATGGCAAAAGATGCATGACGAACATCGACCCCATGCGCACGAAACGGTGCCACAACAGGGCAATTGCTGTTGAGCGTGCGCTTAAGTGTCTCATTGCATCGAATCCCGCAGCAATCTTTTACACCTTTGTTTGTCCTGACATCAGTCTGGCTCACATCAAAGCTCTCATTCAGCACGACAAAACCTGAATTATTCAGGTGTCATATAAACAAGGACTACAACATGGAGGTAGACTACCAAGCTATCTTTGACTACATGCTTAGGTTTGGACTCTGTGATGAGTCCGACAGACCGCAGGCAGTAGAACTTGTAGAGGACTGGCTCAACATCTACAGAGAAACCAATGAACAACAAGGAGATATATTCTATGGGAACACCAGTTGGTTCTGCTACGCTTGACGATGAGATTGTCAAGTTCTTTGAAGAACTGGTTGAGTTCTATGGTCATGGTAGCCCGCAGGCCCGCATCATTGAACGCGTCAAACGCAAGCTGGAAGTCGTGCCTATCGGTGATAAGTACGGACGACTGTGCCCCACGTGCAAGTGTCCTGTATGTGGCAAGACCAGATCGCAAGCTGCTGCCCTTGCTCGTGAACGTCAGCGCCGGGGTAGGGACAAGTATCTTACCCATAAATATCCCGGCATGGGAATGGAACTGTCGCAACCTGATGACGACATTCCGGTGAAGTCTGTTGGCTTCTCTGTACTTGACATCGGTAAAGCTGAGGCCGATGCTATTGCCTACATCATAGGCACTGAACCTTCCAAGCGGGGAGAGTAACATCTGTTACTGTACCATATAAACAGACAACGAACAGCAACCATCAAACCATTAGGAGTACTTACTATGTCCATGCGCAACATCTTCAAGATCGTCCTCGACTCCAACGCTGAAGCTGGCAAGCTCGTGACCGCCCGTATCGCTGGCAAGGCTGCGAAGGAAGCTCTCTTTGCCAATCCCACCGTGCTTCAAGGTGTGCTCACGTCCTCCGCTGTGCTGACCGCTGCTTCCCTCGCTGACCCGGACACCGCCCACGGAAAAGCCCTGCACTACCTCGGCCTTGGCATGACGATGGACGCCGCCGATGAACTCCTGCGTGTGTGTGATGAGGCGGGTGTGTTCCAGATGCGTGGCACTGCGGAAGACAGCGCGACCGCTGACATGCAGGCCGTGGTCTCCAAGACCTTCGACTCCAAGCCTTTCCTCCAGATGCTCGGTGTTCTGCCCAAGGCTGACGGTACCAAGGAAACCAAGCCCCGGTTCTCCACACAGGCCAAGCCCGCTGGTGTCACCGCCAACGCCATCGAGAATCCCGCCAAGGCCGAAGTCAAGGAAGAAGCCACCGATAAGCCCCTGTCTGTGAAGGTCGGCCCCGAGGTGGCTACGCCTGTTATCCTGCCCAACAAGGATGGCAAGGTTGAAAAGCCCGTGCTCCGCTGCGCCTTCGAAGGATGCGGCAGCGAACTTCGCAAGCCTGCCGAACAGAAGCCCTTCCACCTGCCCACCGACAAGGAAACGCAGAAGTACATCACCGATGATGAACGCAAGCTCGAAGGCAGCTACCTCTGCCGGTTCCATCGTGACGTGGTGACCAAGTCCATCCAGAAGCGCAAGAACGACGACCGCATGAACAAGGTTCGTGAACAGCGCCTCGATGAGGCCACGAAAGAACTGACCAACGTGGAAGCCGAACTGCGTGAAAGTGAAAGGGCCCTCGCCGCCAGCGAAAAGACCATCACCAAGATCACCGACCCCATCATCAAGTCCGGCGCTGAGAAGGCCCTGACGGAAAAGCGCAACAGCATCCAGAACCTGCGCAAGCGCAGCATCGCTCTTCAGAACAAGTGCAAGCAGATCTCTGACGAGCTCGCCCGCAGCGGCAAGTAACACACTGAAACTCATGGAGGTATGTAATACATGAACAAAAACAATGAGTTCATCATCGACGTGGAAGAAGCGCACGAGCCCATGGGTTTCGGTGCGAAGGTTATCGGTCTTGCCAAGAGCGTGACCAGTTCCCCCACCATGCACCGTCAGATTGACAAGACCAAGGAAGCCGGCGTGGTTATCACCAAGCTTGCTGCTGGTCGTCTGGTTCTGAACAACGTGACCGATGTGATTGCGTCCGGCCTGCCTTGGGGCATGGGTGGATTCATCAAGTCCAATCCGCTGAACGAGGCTCTGTTCAAGTTCAGCTTGGCGCAGGCTCTGTCCATCATGGGTGGTGCGTTCGTCTCGAATGTTGGTGAAGACGACCCGAAAGCCAAGTACTTCATGACGGCCATCGATGCGGCCACTCTGGCATCGGTTGACGCTCTGCGTGAAGCCTCGGGTATTGAAGAGTTCATCATGTCCAAAATTCTGACCAAGGATGTGATGGACAAAATCAAGCCCCTCGTTAACTCCCATCCCATGTAACCCATAACAAGCAGGGCCGGGGCAACTCGGCCTTGTTTGGAACTAGGTTGCAAGTGAAAGGAGTAAGGCAGACACTGTCGTGTACAAGAGAGCCAACGCAACTGGTAGGTTGCAGCCTCCGCACAAGGTCCGCTCCACCGAACATGTAGACTTAGGGTGGCTATTGAAGTGTTGGTTAGGTAAACGCTATGCAAACTTGTGTATCAGAGTGAGGTGTAGAATCCTCGATGGCTGCTGATACTGTGCTCAATGTCGGCACATCAAAAGCAAACTACGGATACACAACTTGTGTCTGGGTCGAACACAAAGCTAGTGGATGACGCAAGTAACATGAGTACCGGCTAGCCATGCCGCGAAGTTGTTACTGAATATGGCAGGTAAGATAGTCTAGCAATGTGCATCATGTCCTTCATAAGATCAACTTACTGACTACAAGGAGCCAGTCATGTTTGATATACTAGGAGAACTCATGGTGTCCAGCCCTGCAGTGCGACAAGTCTATCTGCATGGTGGTGCACTGGTAGTTGGCGTGGGGCTGTGTGCTTTTACTCGAGCACGCTATAGAGAGTACAAGCATTGCAGGCATGTGTTGACGGAGGAACTTAACAAGCTGTACTCGATGGGGATTCTCATGAGAACCTTTGTGTTCACATGTGAAACCAGTTTGGTGATGGCTGATCTCATCGACGCTATGGCTACAACTAGGAGTAGATGGTATGTCTTACACCTCGTTGTTAGGTCACTGCGAAGAACCCCCGTAAGAGAGATGCTGCTGGATGCTCTGCACGTGAACAAGGTACAACCTCTGACTGGACTAAAGAGAGTCAAGGCCCTGTTCACCTCGGCATTCTAGCCTCTTGTCTTTAACCTCTACTCGGACTGGGGTTGGTTGCTCTCTGCTAATCCCAGTCCGTTTACATAACAAGGAGAAAGTTTATGGCTACGTATCATGACAAGCTGGACTACTGGTCTCAGAAAGACCCTTATGCTCCCCCTCGATTCCTTCCGAAGAAGTCCCGTCAGCTCACCGAAGAAGAGGTGGAAGAGTGGAAGCTGAAGAACGCAGGCAACTTTCTCACCTGCCTCAAGTCTGGCACCAGTCTCTTGAAAAGCAACTGTGGCAAACTGCTGATGTGTTATCAGCAAGGGACGTGCAAACGTGTGGATGAAACCAACTTCGACAAGAACCTGCAACGAAAGGCATACGACTTCACCATGTAACAGGGCTGGAGTGTGACAGGTGTAGAGGCAGGGATGGTCCTTGTCTCTTTCCTGTCACACTTTAACAAAGGAGTTTCTTATGTTTCGTTTCCTGAAGCCTGTTGTGTATGCCGTCATCGCTGCCGTCGCTGGTTCCTTCGCTTTCAAGGAAGGCAAGCAGGCGCTGTTCCCGGCCCCGGCTTCCGACCAGACTGTTGATGTCAAGCCGGTGGAGGACAAGAAGGACTAGTTTCCTTCTTTAACCTTTAACTAGGAGAGGTTGCTGTGAGTGTTGACCAAGACGCCTTAGACATCCTGTGTGAAGTCTTCGATGATAGAGTAGAGGATGTCATGTCAAGTCGTGACAACCTCTCCTATACTCTGTATGATGACGATGGCTATCCAATGGGCGCTGTTATCTATGATGTGTACGTGAAGGACGAACCACTGCCCTTTGTGTACGTATCATGGCTTGGGGTGCGCTACCGTGGTATCGGCATTGGAGGACGGATACTTAGATACTTGCACCAGCAGTTCCCTAAGTACTGGTTCGTTTTAAGTACACGCAAGGCGAACTTGAACGCCATCAGATTCTATCAACACCTCGGGTATGAAATAACTGGAGACTTACCCGGGTGTCCTCACTTCTATCATCTCCAGCGTAAACCTGAAGAGGAGTTCACAACATGAGCGGTGATCAGAACAATAACAACCAGAACCAGCAGAAGCAGAAAGGTGGCAATCAGAACAGCCCGAAAGAAGGCATCACCATTGCTACCTCGGTCGTTCCGTCTCAGCCCTCCTCCGTCGGCCAGCAGGTACAGAGCGCTGTGGTCACCTGCATCGGTGGTGTTGTCGCTGCGATGGCGTGCGCTGGTGTGCAGAAAGGCTTCGACTGGGTTGTTGGTAAATGGACTGGTCGTAAAATTCGTCCTGTTTTCAACGTGACTCCCACCGGCCCCGCCACGGGTGGCTCCGGCAACATCATGCAGGACTTGCATACCGTGGCTGGTACCAATCCTGATGAAGCCAAGCGTGCTATCCAGTCCGTGGCCAAGCGTCTCGGTATGCAGATCGGCCAGCCTGCCCCTGCTCCTATGACTGTCGACGCTGGTGTGGTAGAGATGACTCCTCCCACTCCGGCCCCTGCTCCTGCTCCCACCGCTGTTGGTGTGGTTCCCAGTGAAGCCGCTCTCAAGGTGGAGCCCAAGCAGCCCAAACCTCAGCAGGGTAAGGGTGGCAAGAAGTAATGTGGCGCGTACTCAAGCATGTGTGTGTGTTAGCTTCCTGACCTTCGGTGCCGCTGGCCTGTACATGTATGCTGGCGTAAGATCGTTGGACACGATGATGTTTGGAAAGAAGGAAGGTGACAAATGATTACCCGCATTGCCGGGTTCATTTTCTATGCTTTGATGGCCGGCCTGTGCGCCATCACCACCGTTGGTTATGCCAACGATGCAGTTAAGGCCCTTGACAAAAAGAACTAACCTCTAGCACATAGCAGGACTCATACGTACTAGGTGCGACTAGTCGCGTAACGGGGTCTTGTGTAGGGATAGCACCTCCACATAAGGTTGTCTTGTGTGGGTTGTGTGAGTCCTGCTATGCAACTAGGGATTAGATCAACGTGCTATTCTCCTAGCGTTGCCACGTAGTACAGTCATGTTTACCAAGTTTAGCGTATACTTGTGACCATGATGGTTGGTACTCATCACGTTTCAACTCACGAGGTTTTTCTTATGTGCAACTACACTTCCTGCTTCTGCTCCGCTGCCCCTCGCATTGCCATGCCCGCCCCTGTTCGTCCTTCTGTTAAGCGTGGAGCTCTGCTCCGTGCTGTCAGCGGTGAAAAGGTCGGTGACATGTACATGCTGGTTCGTGAAGCGACTGGTGTGTATGCTAAGGATGCTGCTGGTAGTCGTATCGGTTCTGCCAAGAACCTCTTCAACCTCATCAACCTGACGAATGAAGGCAAGGCTCGTGTGTCTCGGCCTGAACGCAAGCTGATTTGGGGACATGAGGAAGTACCGATGGATGTACTCGAGCAGCACTTTGGTTTCCAGATGGTTCCTGTTGCTGACAACATCAGCAAGATTGAGCCCACTCTTCGTAACGTGTGCGTGAATCTTCACGCTGCCAAGGTTCGCGAAGAGCTGGCTGAAAGGACTCTCCGTCTGTTCTAACCTTTAATCTTACCAGTCCATGCGTACTCTCTGAGAAAGCCACGACCCCTACGGGAGGGTCACTGCCCAAAGGACATAGTGCGCATGGGCTGGCCTCTTTGGAGGTTTTATATGTCCATTGATCTGAACAAGCAATGGCCATCTCTGTTGTCTTATTACGTAGGTATTCCTGCTGATGGCACTAGCACTTACATCGAGAACATCTACAAGCTGAGCAAGCAGAACAAGGCTAAGCTGGCTGCTAAGCTCGGGCTGCCTGACACGCTGACTGTTGAGGAAGAGGTTTTGGTTGATTTGAGTGAGAGGTTTGCGTTCTCATACAAGATTGCGTGTGCGGTGATGCCCGAAGACAAGAAGCCTACGTTTGATGAGTTCATCACGAATAGAACGGCTAACCAGATGAAGTTGTCCAAACGTATCTTGTCTTATGCCAAGACCAACAGTGGTGTGACTACAAAGATTCTCCTCAGTGGTTTGCATTCCACTACCTTCCGCATGAAGCTGAGTAAAGAGCTGCCAAAGGTTCCTAATGCCGGAGCGTTTGTTAAGAATACTGACTTAGCTGAAGATGCTTTGAGCATTCAGGACTACGACTACTATGCTGCCATCATTCAGAACATCTATTCTGAAATTGCGTCGATTAAGAAAGCGACTTACGGTTTCAGCATGGACATGTTCACGATGCTGTCGGCAGGCAGTAGCAACAGTTTCTCGTCATGCTTTACGGTTGGAAGATTCAACAGCAAGGGTCCGCTTGATATAGCCCTCAGTCCCTTGACTGGTGTAATCTACAACCGACAAGGAAATAATGTCACCGGTAGAGCTTGGGTTGTTTTTGATAAAGACTTCAATAAGTTTGTTGTCATGAAGTCTTATGGGTTTATTGACGATGACATTATCAAGAAGGTGTGTAGTTGGTTGTGTGCTCTGCTCGATGACAAGGCAGACTGGTCATACATCAACGGGAACAATGAAGACGTTTATCTTTCCCTCGACTACAAGCCAGCAGGATGGTATCTCGACCCCATTCGTATGTTCTTTTTCTCGTCTACGTCTGACAAGACAAGGAACATTGATGTACACGGGTGCGTAGAAGCACCTTGTTTGTTGTGTGGTAAGCATCACACTAGATCGACACTCCTTTGCAGTGAATGCGAAGAAACAAAGCTGACTACCTGCAAACGGTGTAACAAGTTGATGCTTAAGACAGACAGAAACAAGATGTATCCTTTGTGCGATAACTGCGTTGAGAAGGTTACGTTCTGTCCTGTTTGCGGTGCACAGATGAAGGAAGGTAAGACCTGTCCTAAGTGTGCATGGAATAACATGTGCGCTGTCTGTGGAACCAAGTCGGATAAGCCTTTGAAGTGGATTGAAGGTATCCCTGTATGTGATAGCTGCATCAGTCTCTTGCACAAGACGACCTGTGAATGTTGTGGTTCCCATGGTTTAATGTATCCTTATCGTGGTCATGCTTTGTGCAATACCTGTTATCAGCAGTTGTCTTCCCTGCCTTCGGCATCAATCAGCGAAGCACAGGTTCACATAAATCCTGATGTCTTAGAAAGATTTGTTGCCAACAACACTGACCTCAACATCAGCTGGAATGTCAGCGAAGGAGATAACAATGGGCATTGAAAGACTCAAGGCAATCCTTCGCATGACAGATGCGGAGGTAATACAGAACATCGTTGGTACTCTGTCGAGTTCCGACGCTGGGTACAAAGTACTGACAGACAATGAGAACTTTGTCTTCGGTATTCCTACGACTGATACCATATGTCCTGTACTTTTACAGGCACATGTGGACACAAAACGAAATGCCTCGGTGGATGAGCCTCTCATCTTGTGCACCGAGTACGGTGTCCTTACGAATGCCAATGGTATCCTCGGTGGTGATGACCGCTGTGGTGTTGCCGGTATTCTGGACATCATTGAACGCCATACCAGTAAGCCATTCGTTCTCTTCACAAACTATGAAGAAACGGGTGGAAGAGGCATGAAGTATTTCCTCAACACGGGCTATCTCAACAAGTTCGTTGACTATATTTATTGTGTCATTGCTCTTGATAGAAGAGGGCACAATGAATATGTATACTATAGCCCTACGTTACCGAGCAAGCTGCACTACTTCCTTGCCAAACTCGGTTACTATGAGGCCAGTGGTATTTACTCTGATTGCTGTGACATTTGGAAAGAGCACGACATCGCTCATGTCAATCTGTCATGCGGCTATGGTCGGCAGCACACAGCTGATGAGTTTATCTTGGTTGAAAGCTATGTGTCTTCCATCCTTCGTGCTGATCGTTTGATGCAGATGATTGACGAACCCTTCCGAGTAAAGGAACGTTTCTCGTACCGAAGCGGATACGGGCATTCGTCTGTCACCTATACTCTTCCCAAACCTACTGACAATGCTGGTCAAGGTTCTGCTGCTCTCGAGATAATAGGTAGCGAAGAGCTTGCATCTGATGATGGCCCTGAACATACTGAAGAAACTCATACCTGCTCACCTGTTCACATGCCTCCTGAAGCGGTGTACGCATACTCTGCTGCACCGAAATGCTTTGTGTGTGCACGTGACGACAGGCCGATGGAGTACGACACCAAGAACAGTTTCTTCATCTGTGAAACGTGCAAAAGACAAATCATGAAACACTTCGATACGGTGACAGTCCCCAACGCTATGGCGTACTACGACCTGCTTGAGGAAGTCAGGGCCAAGAGCCGCGAGGCTAACAGGAATTTGAACAAGGCCAAGCTCAAGGCGAAGAGTTCTCTTCCTGTGTGTCCGGGATGCGGTGACAATCACCATGTCATCTGGTCGAGGAAGGACATAGGATTTGTGTGCACGTCTTGCTTTGAGTATCCTACTACCGATGGATACAACGGTAAGTTCTGGGTACGAGGAGACAAGAAGTTCTTTGTGAAGACAGTGGATGGTAAGCAAATGGTACTGGTGACAGACATCAAGGGTGAACGTCTTCTGTCAAGTGAAGAGCTGTCGAAGAGCAGTAAACTTCACCAGTGCGCTGTCTGCCATGAGCCTCACATCTCCTGCTCTTGTGAAACCATAGGCAAGACAAGAAAGGTAAACGTTTATGTTTGCCCCTCTTGTAAACAAGAAGCCTTGGACACACTTCTCAACGACAATCTCCCTCCGTGGGACTTGGACTAGGAGGATTACAACATGATCGTGTCACGTCGCCCTGAGGTTTGCAATCCTTCTGTTCCCGGATGTGAACTCAAACTTCCTTTATATACGGAAGAAGAACAGAAGCGTATTGAAAACATGATCGACTTCCCCGGTGAATACACCGCAGACGATTTTCGTTCTGTGCTTGACCTCTGCTTCAAGCGTAGCACGGAAGCGGAAGCCTTCATCCGTTCCCTTCACGACTACACCCTTCGATTGAAAGGTGTGTGGCATAGGTGGTTGGGTGCTCTTCGCCCTGCTGCTGTTGTTCGGAAACCTTAACACGAGGTGCTTATGCGTAATCGTATCAAGCAGTTCTTTGGCTGGTTGTTCAACGGAATCAAAGCCCTGTGGCAGATTGGTTGGAAGAAGATCATGGACTTCGTCACCAACATAGAAGCTGCCAACGAACTACTTGACAAACTGGAAAAGAGTGATTACGTAATCATTCCTGAGAAGATGTCAAGAGTTCGCAAGACAGTTTCCTTTGTGTCCGGATGTTGTCACAGTTTCTTTAATAGATTCTTTAAGAGAACTGACAAAGAGTACAAGCTGCTTGACATAGACATCCCTAAGAACTGGATGCGAGGGAAGAGAAGACGTTTAAGCGACGCTGAGCAGCTTGCTCTCTAGTGTAGGTTTTAAGCCTCGTTTACTATGAAGATGAACTATGAGTTATCTTTTAACTAAACGTGTCTTAGAATCAATCCTCGTGCGTTTAAACGGTATATCCAACCTTAACCGAGGGACGTAGAAATGTAATGCAAACAGAACTTCAACAACAGGTCAGTCGTACTACTTGTCTCTGACGTAAAGGCAAGACATGAACTCGTGCTTAGAGGCATGGATGTATCAGCTTGTAATCATAACAGAGACGCAAGAGTATGGCTGTCAGGCGAGAGGAGCTTGAGAAGTTCCTTGATTACAACGCACCTATGGACGTGCCAGTAAGACAAGCCTACTGCCCTTTCTGTGAACCAGACAAGGTAACCAGTCATGGCTTTGTTGTGACACGTAAGAGGAATGGATTCAGTATGTGGTGTCATAGGTGCCACACTAAATACTGGTATCCGGTTAAAAGCCCATCATCTAGCGCGATCTTAAGTGAATTGCATCGAAGAGCAGTGGGCAACAAAGACAATGCCAGTGTCGTAACGAAGAAAGTCACTCTCCCGTCAGACTTTACAGCTGATATTCCCGCGTCAGGTTTGCTGTGGTTACGTACCTACGGCGTCAGTGAGGATGAGATACGCCGTTATCATATTGGGTACAGCCCCAGACTAGATAGGTTAATCCTTCCTGTGTTCCGGGATGGAGAGCTGGTCTTTTGGCAGGGCCGCAACCTTTCTTCAGACACATCCAGACCTAAGTACATGAACGTGAGATCACAAAGGTCGGATATCGTTCTGTTTGTAAATAACCAAACATCGAAGGTCGTACTCGTCGAGGATATACTTTCATGCCTCGCAGTAGCTAGAGCTGGTGTGAGTGCCGTTGCTCTACTCGGAAGCTACGTGAAGATGGACCTTTTGCGTGATGTTCTGGCGGACGCAGATATAGAGTGTATAAAGGTCTGGCTTGACCCAGACAAAAGACAAGAGGCTTGTAAGTACGCAAAGCAATTGCGTGCGTTTGGTTACAGTGCAAGTCCAGTTGTACTGTCACATCAAGACCCTAAGTGTTATAAACCCGAAGAAGTCCAACGCTTCATAGGAGGTGCGACATGTTCGGATTCGGAAAGAAAACCTACGATGGCCCCACGTGGAAGGACGTGTCCATCGGTGTGACCATTGGCAAGAAGACCATGAGCATCTTCGAGATCATTCGTAAGTTGTTCTGGAACGTGATCAACATCATCAGCAACGCCCGTTCTATCTGGCGTACTTTGTGCAAGGCGGTTAAGGAGGTGTGTCATGCTTAGCTTCAACGACAAGACTGTCACTTTTGTGAAGTCTTCCTCTTCCTCTGGGTATGACGTACAGCGTACCCTGTCTCGTAAACGTAACCAGCTGTCGAACTTCTACGACATGCAACTGGTCGTGTGTGAAGACTGTGAAACTCTCTTCGCTGACAAGCTTAAGGACATGCCCTGTCCTAAGTGTGGTTCCACTGTTCGCAAGTATCACACGTACACCACTGCGAGCCTCGGCTATCTTGACAACATCAGGATGAAGTCGTTCGACTACGCCATGGCCGCCTAACAAATGTGCAGACAGGTACTTGACAAGCAGGTATTTGATCTTATACCTATAGTACTATAGGTTACTTAATAGGTAAACCTAATAGATTAACCTTTAGGTTTATTTATTATAATACTTAATAAGTTAACTTGACTTAATTTAATTAAGTATTATAATATAATTAAGTTTAGCTTAACTGTTAATTAACCTTACTTAAGTATAATATCTTAAATAACCTACTTCGTAAGTACTTTAATTAGGTATAATATCCTAAGTCAAAACCTAACTCTTAATTCATAAGTACTATAGGTAACTAATGCCTTGAACATTAAGACTATATTTCTTCTGAATTAGTAGGTTGACCTTAACTCCTGAACAAGCAAGGCACTATGAACATTGAGGAAATCTCCCTTGTTTTGTTCTTGTTAAGCAAAGAAAACTTTGACAAGTACTTTAAATTCATCTTTGAGTTGAACCTTGAACTTGAAACTAAGAACTTTCTGAAAACAATTAAGGAGTATTTCTCTGAATATCCTGATAAGGAAGTACTTAGTGTTGAGGAATTACTTGTTTTCTTTTCAGTGAAGCACCCTATCCTGAAGAAGAGAACATCTTATTCTGCTTATCTTGAGCGTTTAGGTTCAACTGAGATTGATAATAAAGTCCTTGAAGAAAACTTAAACCATTTCCTTGAAAAGTACTTTGCAAGTGAGATGGTGTTTAAGTTGACTGAAGTCCTTGACGGTGATTCATACTCTGTCCTTGACGAAGTACAAGATATGTTATCCGAGTTCAACGAACGCAAAGTAAAGCTTAACAAAGATGAAGACCAACTTTTTGTAAAGTCTAACTTGACTGAACTCTTACAAGAAGAAGTACATGAAGCTGGATTACGATGGCGCTTGTCATGCCTGAACGAAAGCATCGGAGAACTAAGAGGTGGTAGCCTTGGTCACGTATTTGCTAGAGTTGACACAGGTAAGACATCGTTTATTGTATCAGAAGTTTCTAACTTCGCATCACAGCTAAAGGATGATGAGGTTATACTCTGGTGTAATAACGAAGAGAAAGGCAAGCGTGTTCTCTTTCGTATCTATCAGTCAGTGCTTAAGTGCAGTAAGGCTGATCTCGTCAACTACCCTGCTGATGCAGAAGAAGAGTTCACCAAACTAGGCGGACACAAGATAAAAATCTATGATCAAGCTGTCATCTCAGTTGAAGACATTGAGCAGTTGATGAAGACGTACAATGTACGCCTCTTAGTTATCGACCAAGGTGACAAGGTTCGTTTCTCTGGTGACAGAGATATGTCAACTGTTGAAAGACTTAAAGCTGTATATGGTAAGTTTCGCGAACTTGCTAAAGCATACGACTGTGATGTCATTGCTGTTGGTCAGGCGTCAGCTTCAGCAGAAGGTGCTAAATGGCTGAAGACATCTGACATGGATAACAGCAAGACCGGTAAACCCGGTGAGCTTGACTATGCAATCGGGATAGGAAAATCACTAGATGATGTTGACAATCCTGTTTGCAGTATTAGATATATATCTCTGTGCAAGAACAAGATGAATGAAGGTAGACATGGCAAGTATGAAGTAGTGTTCAATGCTTCATGCGCCCTGTATACTGACAAGGCATCAGGTAGCTTCTCTGAAGTGTCGAAGTCCGACGACCAGTCTCACCACGGTTCTGGCTCATCTGAAGTTAAGTCAACCTTCAAGACTCTTTTGTCTGAGATATATGGGAACCCTAACTTGGAACAGAAGTAAACATGTCCGTATTCACTAACAAGGTTATTGCTCAGGCTGATATCGCTTTCGAAGAGTTTGTTGCTAAGCTGGAACAGGAAACTGGTCTTGCCTTGCGCGATCTCTCCCTCGTCGACATGCTCACCGCTCTCAAGAACTATGCGCAGCCGGCTGCTGCCGCTGCTATGTCTTTCTCTCTTGATGAGCCTGAAGTGACGACGAACAAGCCGAGCAAGTAATATGCCTTACGCGGTACTCGACATAGAATGTTCTAAAGCACCGAAGCACATGCCTTGGACAGTAGGTTCCTTCTTGTGCTCTGTTGGAATTGAACGTCAGGACGGTACCTCAACCGTGTGGTTCTTCAATCCGAATAGCAGGCCACACGAAGAACTTCTTGCTGAAATCCAACAAGAGATTGACAAAGTTGATGTTTTGGTTGGACACAACATTAAGTTCGACTTGAACTGGTTGAAGTGGATTGGTTTGAATGTCAAGAACAAACCAGTCTGGTGTACGATGATAGCTGACTATCTCATAAATGGTCAGGGTAGACTTGAGTACAGTCTTAATGCTGTTGCAGAACGCTATGACCTAGGGCGTAAGCTCGATGCTATGGCTATGTACTGGCAAGCTGGATACGAGACGGATGAGATTCCGTTGGAGATTCATGAAGACTATCTCAAGCAGGACATACATCTTACACATGCCGTGTTCAAGAAGCAAGTCCCACTCGTTGAGCGTGCAGGACTTGACAAGATAACGGAACTTTCTTTCCGTATAACCCAGATTCTTTCTGATGTAGAAGTATCTGGTGCAGCCTTCGACAAAGAAGAAGCCACTGCTTACTGTGATCAAACACGTGATCAAGTTAAAGCAATGGACAAGACGCTTGTCGAACTGGCTGGCATTGACTTTACTCCCTCCTCTGCTCCACAACTCAGTGCTGTTTTGTATGGTGGTTATCTAAAGAAGGAAGTTCCTGAACTTGTAGCTCGTCAGCTGAAGAGCGGTAAGTTTAAGATCACCACACGTAAGACTAAGATCGAGATTCCTATCAAGGGACTTGGCTTCAAAGTTCCAGAAGGCTGTGTATCCAAAAAGACTGGCTTGCCTTTGACCGATAAGAATACTCTTGATCTATTAAAGTCTAACGACGAATGCTCTGAGTCCTTCCTTCAAACACTACGAGATCAGAAGAAGCTGAACAAAGTAGTGTCCACAATTGCTGGTTCCAAAGAAGAAAAAGAGACAGGCCTGATTGCTGTCATCGGTAAAGATGGCAGACTTCATCCTTCCTTTAACCAGTGCGTAACACGTACAGGTAGACTCTCTTCTTCAAATCCGAACGGGCAAAACTTTCCCCGTAGTGGTACCAGCCCCATCAAAACATTCTTTAAAAGTACACAAGGGGTTATAATAAACATTGACTTAGCTCAGATTGAATGGCGTATAGCTGCTGAGTTAAGCCGTGATCCTGTGATGCTTCGTGAGTTGAACGAAGGTCTGGACATTCATGCTGATAATGCTTTACGTTTCTTCGGTGCAGACAAGTATCCGAGAGACTCGAAAGAGTTTAAGAAACTTCGCACTACTGCAAAGACAATGTCATTCCGTCTTTTATACGGTGGTTCAGCCTCTGGGTTCTACAAAGATCAACGGATGCCTGACTACAGTCTAAAGAAGTGGAAAGAGATTGTAGCAGCTTTCTACCAAAAGTATCAAGGACTTAAGAAGTGGCAAGACACAAACATGCAGATTGCCAAGTCACGTGGGTATCTTCGTAATCCATCTGGACGTGTCCTTACGTTTGACAACATGATGGGATACGATGGTGTAGAAACTGTTGACGGTAAGCAGGTGTCAAACTATCCAGTACAGTCTGGGTCGACTGACGTTATGTACTTGCTTATGTGGAAGTTGCTTACACGTACACAAGAGTTTAAACTTCTTGCTAAGTTTATTCTTCAAGTGCACGACTCTATGGTATTTGACGCTCCTATTGAAGAAGCAGAGACGTTATGTCGTGAAGCTATCAAGCTGATGCATAGCCTTCCTCAGCTTGCTAAAGAATACTTTGGTTGGGATATTGCGGCTCCCTTGACAGGAGACTGTGAGATAGGGTATGATTATGGTAACATGAAAGAGATCAAGGAAGAAGATATGGATAAGATCTTCGCCGATCTTCCTGCCTTCTTGTCTTGACAAATACTCCTTCGTGTTTATCTTTTTTTTTGTACGCGTGCGAAAATATAGGAAAAGACCATGTGGTTTATTTTTGATAGTATCGAACTGAAGAACGATCTGGTGTCTAGGGCTGGCCGTCCCTTTACTGGTTACGTCCTCAAAGGAGAACGCAAAGGTTTTAACAAAGACCCTAACACTCCTTATGAAAAGATTCTCTTCGACAATACTGCTACCACAGTAATTGAGAAGGGTATCGAACGCCCTAACTGTTCTATAGTACAGTTCTTCCAGAAGGCATGTTCTCCGGGTGACATTGTCATCATGAAGTTCGTTCGACGAGGTGGTAATATGTGGGATATTGCTTCCGTTGAAAAGCTCGGTGAGCGCCAAGACCTTCCCACATATGAACCGTTGACAGAAGAGCAAGAGAAAGCTCTCAAGTCACAAGGTGTTGCAGGTAGTGAAGCTGCTATGGCTGCTACCAGCAAAGTTCCTGCTTGGGTAAGATAATTAGCTTAACTCAAAAGAGGCCAGTCTACTGATGTGAATATGTAACTTGACAGCATATGCATCGTATACTGGCCTTTTCTTTTTAGGAGTGTTATGTACACGAACAAGTATCGTCTGCCCAAAGCATTTGAAGACGCCCTTCAACCTCAACCCTATGACCCTGTTGGTGCATCAGACTACAGTGCTACGTCACTGATCGACAGTCCGCGTTATGTGCAGCTCTACAAGAGACACAAGCATGAGATCGTTGAAGACCTGATGGACCAGTGGTATGTCTGGAGAGGTAACGCAGTACACCATAAGATGGAATCAGCTCTTTCAAACAATCCAAGATATCTGGTCGAACGTAAAGTCACACGCTTTGACAAGCCTGACGGAAGCGATGAGTCAGCATACAGACGGGTCGTCGCAAAGTTTGACCTGTATGATAAAGAGACACAAACTCTTTCTGACTGGAAGACTTGCTCCGCGTACATGCACGGAAGCACAGGCAAGAAAGAATGGATTGACCAGCTCAACATCAATGCATACTTCCTTGAGAAAGAAGGGTATCCTGTAAAGGATGTCGCCATCAATGCCATCTACATGGACTGGCGACCTCAGTCTGGACGGTACAAAGATGACAAGTATCCCGAACTACCTTTCAATGAATTCAAGTTCCAAGTGCTGCCTCTTGCTGAGCGTGAAGCTTTCTACAAGGAACGTCTTCGTATGCACGTGGAAGCTGAATCACTGAGTGATGACATGCTGCCTACATGTACTCCGGAAGAATGTTGGGAGAAGCCTGCTAAGTATGCCATCTACAAGATGGGTGCAGCTAAGGCCACAAAACTTTGTGACACTCGTGAAGAAGCAGATGAGTACATCCGTCACAAGAGGCTTGGTCCTGACTACAAGATTGAGTTTCGTCCGGGCGAACGTACTCGCTGCGAGAAGTACTGTCCTGTAAGGCAATGGTGCAACCAGTATAAGGAGTGGAAAGATGATCAAGGTAAAATATAACCCTGAGTGGCACGATGACCCAAAGAACTGGTATGCTATAAAGTACAATGACGAGCAATTCTCTGAACTGTCCAAGGTCTGGGCTGACCTAGGTCTTGAACTTCTTGTTCATAAACAAGATGTTGATCCCTTGATTGACATCGTGCAGAGAGGTGAGGATGACCGCATCGTGTTCGCCGAGACAATTGGCGCTGGCGAATGGTTCATCTTCGACCCTATGATCAAGGACGAATGGTTCATTGCTACGAACATGGAATTTGCAGCAGCTTTTGTTGCTGTAGAGGAGGAGCCTAAAAATGATCAAGGTAATGTATAACCCTAAGTGGTGTGAAGACGCGACCGTCGAGCACGCCATACGATACACCAGTGACAACTTCGCTGAGCTGTACAAGTTATGGGCTGAGCTAGGACTTGAGACTTTCCTGCACAAACGGGAAGGCGGTCCCCTTACTGATATCATACAGAGGGACGAAGACGGCCTCATCGTGTACGCTATGACTATCCGCGTTGGCGATTGGTTCAAGGTCGATCCTATGGACAACGAATGGTACGTTGTTCCTAATAAGGAGCTCACGGAAAGATATATTGTCATTGAAGAGGAGGCACCTCATGCACAAGCTTGATTCAACTTGGGAGATTATCCGCATACCAGAGAAGTCAGAGTTCTCTGAGGAAGACAAGCAGCAGATGAAAGCTCTCGCAGGCAAGTGCTCCGAAGTAGAAGATATCTCTTTCGTTCATGACTATGACGATGACATGAAGGTTGTGGTGGAATACTACAACGGTGGAAGTACGGTAGCTTCTAACGGATACATGGCTTACTGTGAAAACCTTGACATCCTGCTCTTCCTGACTTATGAACAGTACGTTAAGCTCTTTAAGGGGGTGACTTTGTAGTGATTAGATATGAGTTGAGGATACCTGCCATCGTCACATATAGAGACAAGGGTATTGTCGATGTGTTACTTCGGTCTGGTATCAAGGTTACTTTGAAGGAAGACGACTTCGTTCGTTGCTTCAAGGTTATGAAGGATATCTCAACCATAGAGGACTAGCGATGAATAAGCTTGAACCGATGACTGTTGTCAAGCATTTCAAAGGTAACCAGTATCTCGTACTTGGGACTGCTAAGCATACTGAACTCGACGATGAGTTTGTTGTTTATCGTCCTCTTGATGGAGATCGCAGGTTGTTCGTTAGACCTATTGATATGTTCCTGTCTGATGTGGATAAGGAGAAGTATCCTGATGTGCAGCAGAAGGAACGGTTTGAGTACGTAGCTCCTCTTAAGGATATCCTAGCAGCGAAGGCGATTGCATAGTGCTTAACCTTTAAGAGTGGGGTAGCTTAGGTTACCTCACTCATTACAAGGAGTATGTATGCAAGTATACGTTGTCCTTTTGCATAAGCGCAATCCTGATACAGGTCAGGTGAAGACTACTATCACTGGTGTATTCAAAGAGAAGGGACACCTTGAAGAGAACATCAAGTTGTATGATGTCCCTGACTCGTGGTTTACACTTGAGACATGGGAGGTGATAGAATGAAAGCAGATGTAATCCTTAGGCTGGAAACCAGAAGCGAGCCTGTCGTAGAAGAAATAGCTTATGTTCATGCTGTTATCTTGGGTCGCTCTGGTCTTGAAGAGTTTAATAAACTCGAACAGACAGATTGGGTACGGTACACTATTCAAACTGTGGAGGCACAAGAATGAGAGTGTACAATGTTGTCTTGATAGACGACTACGGTGATTGTACTACTTTGGCTACGTGTGATTCTCAGGATACTGCTGCGCAGTGGGCCAAGAATCATTCGTCTGGGTATACCTTTGTCATTGAAGAAGTGGAAGTCTTAACTGCGGACAAGGTGAACTAATGCAAGTGTATGTCCTCATGAGCCATATGTACAATCCCGAGACAGAATGCAACGACACTAAGGTTGTCGGTGTGTTCAAAGAAAGGGTACACTTTAAAGACAACATTAGGAAAGCCATTGAGGAAACTCTTGGCATTACCTTTGAACTTCAAGCCTGTGAGTATACGAATGATTAAGAAATTCATTGGGACTATCTGGCGGTGTGTAGCTAATGTGTACTGGGGCACGATGGCTGTATTCAATCTTCCTATCTTTCTCATGGACATCGCTGTTCGTGTGAAGACTAGCACGGTAGAAGACATCCTGCGTACCATCCAGATGCTTCAGCAAGACCTTCGAGACAGTGTAAAGGCAGGTATCTAAGATGATTTATCCTAGCTCGCTTAACGTGTTCGGTCATGACGTAAGCGTAAAAGTTTTCAGTGACCCTATTGAGGTAGTGGAGGACGGTCAGAAGACTGATGTTGTGCTTGCACAGTATGATCCTCAGACGACTACCATTTCTCTGATGCATGTCCCGGACAAGCCGGGCATCGGTGGTAGTAACTTCATACATGAGGTTATCGAAGCCATCGATGTGCACGGGGACTTGCAGTTGAACCATACACAAATTTCCACACTGGCGTCTGGTTTGTATCAGGCGTTTGTGTCTGGGGAGGTAAACTTTGGACGAGCCTGTTATGAAACTGTTCCCGCTGGTAAACGGGAGTATGTGTCCAATATGTTCCAGTAAACATGTTGACGTATACAAAGCACCGAACGAACTGCTCTTTGTTAAATGTTCTGACTGTGGCAACGAATCTTCTTTTGTAAGCGACACAAGGCTGGCGAGGCTTGTCTGGTTGTCTTAACAGAGGTAGTGTGCATATGTGAGATCTATAAAATCAACCTATAACAAGACAAGGTTTGCTTCTAAGTTTGAAGCAGAACTTGCTAAAAAGTTCGACGAGCTTGGTATCAAGTGGGAGTATGAACCTTGTCGTATTCCTTGGCAGCCCGCTGTACGATATTATAAACCTGACTTTAAGGTTACACTTCCAGACGGTGAGGAGTTCTTTGTCGAAGCAAAGGGATACTTTGATCCCTCTATGCGAAGTAAGATGGCTCAGATTCGTGAGCAACATCCAGACTTAGATATACGCTTCGTCTTCATGCTTGAAGATAAAGTTATCTCTCGGTCTACAAAGAACCCCACCACGTACAAAACGTGGGCTAAACGACACGGCTACTCGTGTTGGAAGCCTGATACCTTAGCTGAGAGTAATAGTACTAATGTCGAACGAAAGACTTGTAGAACAGGCAAACATGGAAACACTCGAAGAAGTAAAGGAAGCCATCAAGGACGCGCATAAACGTCATCCTGAGACGCATCCGTCTATCGAGCATTCTGCTTGGATTCTCAAAGAGGAGATGGCCGAGCTGAAACATGAGCTTTACAAACCGGAGAGATGGCGTGACACTACTGCGATTTGTGAAGAAGCCTGTCAAGTTGCTGCTTCTGCTATCCGCCTGATTGCTGACATGAAAGTTCGTAAGATGGAAGGGTATAAGGAGAACGAACATTACCGTCACGCAGCATAAGCTGAGGTAATATATGGGAGTCATGTGTTGGCTCAAAGACCACAACTGGGAACGCACTGAGATGTGGACTGGCACTGCGTATGACATCATCCGCATTGAAGTCGAACAGTTCAAGTGCTCTCGTTGTGGCAAGACAAAGAAGTCTGTCCGAGTGTTTGGTAAGTTGAGTAAGAAAATTGCAGAAGATATCGTTGACAATTCCACAGGAGTGGTTAATGATAGATATGTAAAGGAAGAAACTACTCTTCCTGAAAGTATTACTCTTACCAACACAAAGGAAGACGAATGCAAGACAACAGCGTAATAGCATACAGTACTGCTCTTCTCTATGCACTGACTGCTAACGGCAAGACAATGACGTGGCAAGCTCATGTGTATGAGAATGAGAATGGTACAGCTAGCATACTTATCCAGTCTGGTTACGAAGGCGGTACTCTTAAGGAGACTACTCGTACCTATGACTGTGGTAAGAATGCTGGCAAGAAGAATGCTACGACTGCGCTACAACAAGCTGTAAATGAAACTAAGTCTAGGTTCAAGAAGCAGCTTGATAAGGGATACAGGGAGAGCAAGGCTGAGTTGTCCGCTCTCCCTATTCGTCCTATGCTAGCTCAGTCTTATACAGAACAGCAAAACAAAGTCAACGACAGCACGATCTATATCTGTCAGCCCAAGCTCAACGGTGTACGCTGCACGTGCCAAAGGCATGGTGACAAGCTGACCTTCCTGTCGAGGACAGGTAAGTCATACGATGTCTTGCAGCGCCATAAAAAACTCTGCAAAGAGCTGCTTGAAGTTATACCTGATGGGTGTGTATGGGACGGTGAGATATACTGCCACGGTATGCCCCTGCAAGATATAGTGTCTGCTGTTAAAGCATACAGTCCTGCTACAAACAAGTTGCAGTACTGGGTGTACGACACCATCAGTGAAGAGCTCCAGTTTGAACGCATTGCACGTTACCGTGCTTTGCTTGCAGACAAAGATCTTAAAAAAGTTGTGGCTTGCCCTATTGACTATATCAAAGGAATAGTTAATATAAAGAAGAAGCAGAAAGAATATCTTGCAGAAGGATACGAAGGACTGATGCTGCGTAACTACAGTGCTAAGTATCGGCAAGGTATTAGATCTTATGATCTTCTGAAGTATAAACAGTACAAAGATATTAACGCTAAGATATCAGGCTTTGTGTCTGATGTGAACGGTGCTATTATCTTTATGTTTAGACTAAATAACGAGCCTTTCTATGCCGTGCCTTCGTTTCCTTTAAAGACTCGGCAGGCCATGTATAAAGAGGGAAGCGACAAACCTTTTAATTTTATAGGCAAGGTCGCTAACATCAGATGTGTAGAGTTCTCTAAGAAAGGTCTTCCCATCGGCAATCCAATTGTTACACAGATAAGATTGGATGAAGATGTTGAGCAAAAGGTAGCATAATGGACTTCTTCGATATGATCGACAAGGCACTCAAGCATTCTGATGAGATTCCAATTCCTCTTCGTAGGAAGGATGAACCTTACTGGGGCACACTACCTAGGATGTGTCGTCAATGCACAAACAGAGAGGAATCAACACCTCCTCCATCCTTGAAGAAAACAGGCATCAAGCCTTGTCAGTTCTGCAAGGTGTTCGAGAAAGCGTGTTACATTGCGTCGGCAATGTGCCGCCGTGTTGCAGACCCTCTCAACTTTAAGGTAAAGAAAAATGAAAGACACAACATACTTCAAGGCAAAAGAATTTCAGTGTAAGTGTGGGTGTAACACAAATGAGATGAACCAAGAGTTTGTGGATAAGCTCACCCTTGCTCGCGAAATCGCCGGGGTTCCTTTCTCCATTACTTCTGGTTACCGTTGTCCTGCACACAACAAGGCTGTTGGTGGTGTAGCTGGTTCTGCCCATTCTACTGGGTACGCTGCTGACATCAGTGCGACTACAGGTGAACAGAAGTTCAAGATTGTTCAGGCTCTTATTACAGCAGGCTTCACTCGTATCGGCGTCGCTAAGTCTTTCATCCATGTGGACAGCGATCCCAAGAAGCCGAGCCCAACTATCTGGCTGTACTAGGAGTTGATATGAAGTTCCGTGCTCGTTATCGTGGTAGAGGAGCCAACGGAAAGTATGTCACGACTCAGATGTTTATCAACGCAACAAGCGAAGGCGAAGCTCAGGAAGAAGCAAGCAAGCGTATTCCAGAAGTAGCTAAGCGTTTGGCTGAGCGTGAAGGACAGGATGTTGGACATGTTGTCTGTTGGAAGATTGAACCTCATGAACAAAAGAAAAGAAAGGAAGATATGTATGTCGGTTAATAAGGAAGCTGTGTTGGAAGAAGTGCGTGCTCAGTTGGCTGTTGATGCATGGGTCAAGGAAATGGCTAAGGAGAATGAAGCTGACGGCGAATATGTTGCTCGTTCTAATCGTCTTCTTCTGTGGGACTGCTTTTCTGAAGAAGTAGGCAGACACGTCGAAGAGTACACTGTTCCTCAGTATGGTGACTTCCCCGACGACAACGTTGCTTCTTGGTCTGCTGATGACTGTGTCAAGCAGATTCAGAAGTATGTGAACCGTATTGACTCTAACTCTCGTGGTGAGCTTGAAGCTACACGTGACCTGCTCAAGATTGCACACTATGCTTCTCTTGTGTGGTGCAAGCGTCTCGGCTTTGAAGAAGCTCTTGCGGAAGTAAGGAAGGAACAGGAAGCACAGCCTGAAGTTAAGGAAGAGGTGCAGAATGGGTAAGGTATACTTCGTCTTCCAAGACAAGTCTCTGATTAGCCTGCTTGAGAACTATGCAGCAGCTGGCAAGTTCGAAGGATATGACACTGTGTTCATGCATGTGAACGACAGCGCAGACTTCAGTGAGAAAGGTACTGTCATCGCAAGAGGTGACGCTGTAGTCTTCGTTGACTTTGAACCTGATTGCGAACGTCACCGTGTCCTTGCGGACGAGTTTGAATGCCTTCGCTGGTACTGTGATGAGGATGGACTTAAGAGGCTTAACCTTAAGCGGCTCTTTAAGACCAAGAATCAGGAAGCCCTTGCTGTTGAAGCTGACGAAGAAGTTGCACCTTTTGCTAGAGGAGAAAGACTCAATGCCTAGTACGTATGTTTTTTACCATGAAGATGCTGATGGTCACTGCGCTGCTGCTGTCTTCAAGTATTCTTGTGAACAGAGCGGTCAGAATGAAGAGCTTGACCTTCGCACCATTAACTACGGTTATGACGCGGACAAGATGTTCGGTGATCTTGAAGCTGGTGCTCGGCTTGTGTTCCTTGACTTCTGTCCTACGGAAGAAGACCTCAAGGCTCTTCACGACAAGGGTTTCCCTATCGTAGTTGTTGACCATCACAAGTCTTCTGAATGGGCTAAGGACTACGATACGACTGGCACGAACACGAAGCCTTACATCCGTGTGTATCACAGTATCTATCAGTCTGGCTGTGAGATTACTTGGGGAACCTTTATGGGTGAAGCCAAGATGCCTCCGGCTGTGTGGATGACTGGTCGATATGATGTCTGGGATCATAAGGCAGACGAACGCATTGTTCCTTTCGTCACTGGCATGAAGCTCATCATCACCGATCCTAATACGGAAGATGGTTATGAGTTCTGGAAGGCGTGCTTTGATACGCTTGATGCTCTTCCTGATGATGCACCTGCCGAAGAACGCGCTAAGCGTTTGAAGTGGGATGTAGTCATGCAGCTCATCAACATGGGTAGTGTTGCTCATCTGTATCGCATTGGTCTTGCTGAGGAACGCGAAGGTGCTGTGCATGACATGGTGATTGAAGGCAAGAAGTTCCTCATGGTGAACTCGAAGCTTTCCGATAGCTATGACTTCCCCATGCAGAAGCTCGACGATAGCTACTTCGGTTTTGGTTGGTACTACTGGGACGGTAAGGAATGGCACTTCAGTATGCGGTCTGAAGGTGACAACGACCTTACTACCGTTGCTGGTATTCGTGGTCACAAGAATGCAGCTGGCTTTGCTATGTATGTTTTCCAAGACCCCAACATCTACCTGAAGGCTGCTAATGAAAGTAATTGATCCTTCTGTCATAGTGTCTTTGCAATCTGCTCCACACTTCATCATGCAAACGATTGAAGAAGCTGGACGTACTTGTTACAAATCGGAGGACAAAATCAATGCAACTTCCCACGTGGCTTTCATCGAGCGACTTGTTCGTCGAGGGCACGAAGCTATGCTCGAACACGGGTACGCTACTGCACACTTTCGGATTGACCGTGGTATCTCTCATGAACTGGTTCGTCACCGCCTTGCGAGTTTCGCTCAAGAAAGTACTCGATATTGCAACTACAAGGATAAGGACATTGAGTTTATAAGACCTTCTTGGTTTACCAACGAAGAAGCAGACAAAGCTCTTGAGAACTACAGCTACTACTTGGCTAATCCTAGTCAGAATGTCAAGAAGTACGCTATCATCAAATGGTACGATGCATGTCAAGATGCTAGTGTTGTTTACAAAGAGCTTATAAACCACTGCGGACGTAGTCCACAGGAGGCTAGGTCTGTTCTTCCTAACGCTCTTGCCACTGACATTGTAGTAACTGCTAACCTTCGTGAGTGGAGAACGATCTTCAAATTTAGGTGTGCAAAGGATGCTCACCCAGACATGCGGTACATTATGCTACGGCTGCTGAGTGATATGCATAAACTCTTTCCACCTGTGTTTGAAGACATCTATCAACTTTACAAGGAGGAAGTAGATGAGCTTGCTAGAGACCTTGTGTATGTTCTTCCGCACACAGCAGAGTCCTCAAAAGAGGCCTAGTACTTGTCATTGGTATGAAGACCAGCAGTATAAAGACCAATGTACTGACTGGATGTACCCAGACAAATGTACCTGTGATACGTGTGACAATTACCAACCCTCAATCTTTCTTGAAGAAAAGGTAAAGAAACATGACTAAGTTTGAAATCAAGGCTACTTGTAATGGCAAGGACTACAACATTGACTTTGAAGTTCCGAAGGATGTTACGCAGGAAGACTGGGACCAGTTCTCTAGGTTGCTGAAGATGGCCTGTCAGCAAATGGGTAAGTAGCCCTTGACAAATCTCTAACAAGTCTTATTCTTATTGTAAGACACATCATGTTGCCTTAAACGTAGTTGTTAGCTACGTCAGAGACAGGTGGACTTTATCTCCTTGGCTACCTGTCTCTGTCCTAACGCTTAACTAACTAGAAGGTTGAACATGATGGAACAGGGCTCTCTTGCGGATCTCCTTACTCTTGCTAAGTCTGGTGACGACAACAAGCTCGCTGAAATGATGGCTATGAACGGCGGTGCTATGGGTGGTCAGCAGTGGATGTGGTGGATCCTGATTATCTTGTTTGCTTTCGGAGGGTTCGGGAACGGTATGTTTGGTAATCGTGGTGGGGCTGCTATGCCCAATAGTGCTGCGACTTCTGATACGTTCCAGATTATGGATCGTCTGAACTCGCTTGGTAACGGGATGTGTGATACTACATTCTCTCTGAACAATAGTATTCGTGACGCCCGTGACGCTGCCTCGAAGTGTTGCTGCGAAACCAATCTGAACATCGAACGTTCTACGAATGCTGCTCAGCGTGCCACTGACGCGCTGTCTCACCAGCTTTCCGATTGCTGCTGCCAGACGCAGCTCCGTATGCAGGATCTTGCTACTGGTATTCGGGAACAGGCTACGGCAAATCAGTTCCAGAACCAGCAGGAATTCTGCGACATCAAGACCCGCATGGCCGCCAACCATTGTGAAACGCTTGCTGCCATTCAGGCTAATCAGGCGGCGATCATTGGTTACATGACTCAGGAAAAAATTAGTGGGCTGGAACGTGAGAACGCTGCACTTACGATGCAGCTGTCTCAGAATGCCCAGACTCGTGCTATCATTGATGCACTGTCTAAGACTACGACTACCACGCCTGCTGCCTAGTAGTTAAAGCATAGCTAATAGTTTGGGGGAACCGTAGTTCCCCCTTCTTATAAGGACTAAAACATGGTTGGTGTTCCTTCTATCGAAGAACGTATTAAGCAAGCTCAGCGTAATGCTGACGTGTACAAGCGTGAACTTGACAAGGCGCTTCGTAATATCGACCGCTATCAAAGCTGCTTGAACAAAGAAATGTCTCGAGTAGGGGAGCTTACCCTGCTGAAAGACGTGCGGGATGGCAAGCTTCTCGTACTCGATCTTGAGAGTATGGAACCTGCCCGCATCGCATTCCTCTAAGGGGAGGTACGTATGGCCTGTGGTGGTAAGAAAAAGAAGAAAAAAAGGACGCTAGGTCTTGACAACGGAACTATGTTCCTTCAAGTTTTTCTTTCAGAAAACACTTGACAACTTCTCGTTAATGATTATCTTATAATCAAGAGCGACAGTTGCGTGGACTGGCTGTACTCTGGGAGTGACCCACTGGTTGCATACACACGCAGAAACCCCTTGCAGGAAAGATCAAGAACTGCAGGGGGTTTTCTATTAGAGGAGTTACGATGTCGAAACTTACTGCTCTTGCAGAATACGTTCATACGTGGGCACCTATAGCCACACAGCTATTAGCTTCTGACAATGACGCTGTTAAAATGTACGGTGTTAAGATTCAGCAAGAAGTGGACGTTAAGAAACGTCAGCTTGAAGCAGAACTTGGAGAAGCTAAAGCTATTCTAGGTATGACTCTATCAACACAAACTATTCAACCTGCACAACAGAAAGAAGTCAGTAACCCTGAACTAGTAGAGCATTCGACTATTCATGGTTGTACAGAAACACAAGTTAAAACAGAATGCATTATCGAACCGTAGATACAAAGAAACCCCCTTTGGGCCTTCGGGCTCTTAGGGGGTTTTCTTTTGCCTAATTTTTATCTTCAGGCATATCAGCAAGTAGCTGTTTTATTTCTTGTACGCGTGAAACATTGACACCATTCTTGAGGGACATGATCTCAGCAAACTTCTTGAAACCAAAGGCAGACGACACACAGATACCAAATGCTATCTGATACCAATCAGGCATAGTAGCAAAGGTTTCAAACCCTTGTGTCACCCAGTCTGCTGTCCACGGACACCAAGCAAGAATAAGTGGCATAGAGATAACTACTGTCCAGAACTCATCCTTCCATCCAGAGTTGTCGAGGGAGTCTTTCTCCCACGCAATATCTCCCACCACTCCAGACTTGTAGAGGTCAATCTTAGCAGCAGCCTTAGCTTTAGCTACTTCGATCTTACTCTGCAACTCTACCTCTTTAAGCTTTTGCTTACTCGTGAACCATCCCACAACACCGGAAACAAGTGCTTCAACAGGTTTGGCAATTAAGCTTAGCATAGTTAATCCCTATAGTCAAGACCTGACTGCTTAGCTACACGAGTAAGTTCCTTCATCAAGAATTCCTTGCGCTTCTGCAGCCGTTCCTTTTCTTCGTAGTACTTAGCACCCGAAGACCTGTTGTTCTTTTCATTTAACTTCTCAAGCTTACGCACACTGTTCAAGCGAGCGTTGATAGAATCATACCTACCCTTGAGCTGCTGAATAGTTCTGTTCTTATTCATGATTGCAGTACGTTCGTCAGGAGAAAGAGTATCGTCCTTCCTCGCAAGATCAAGTTCGTTCAAGCCAATCTGAATCTTATTACGAACCTTACTGTACTCATTGAGCGTATCACCGTAGCCTACCTTACCAAAGAAAGAACTGGCGAGGGGTACGTTCTTCAGCTCAACAGGAGCACCAGTAACAGGAGAAACCATTATGTTAAGAGCTTGTGTAATAACTCTGCCAAGACCACCCATGTACGATTCAGTAAGATGCTGAATGGTTTCAGGAGACACGTCAATCCAACCCTTCTCAACCTTAGACCCGAACGTCCAAGAGTTCAGTGTCTCTGCCACAACACGACACCACATAGGATTAGTACCCCAGTACTTCTGACTGTTAGGTACTTCACCCTTAAAGCTGTGCGTGCTGTCAGGCATAAGGGCATAGCCAAAGCTGTTCTGATTGGCTACTACTTCACTGATAGGACGTAAGATAGTAGGCATGAAGTTCAACAAGGAAGCTCCACCAACAGGGTTGAAATTATCAAAGGAAGCACCAAAGATTTTAGCAGCAGCAGAGGAAGGTTTGGTGCGTCCGCTGATTACACCTTCTATTGCATTAGAAGCTACCCAGAAGATATTGTAACCATAAGGCAAGGGGATCTTTACATAGCCGCCATCACCAAAGGGTGCAGGTATGATAAGGTTACTGTCCTTGATGTAGTCAGGAATCTTATCGTACTTACTCACACCGTCATCGTCATCACCCATAAGCCATCTGCACAACAAAGCATGAGGAATACCACAAGCTATTGAGTAAGCCATGTAAGCAGCAGTTCTTTTTGCGTTGTTGGCAAAGCTATCTCCACGCCTCCAGAGGTTACGCAGAATACGGACGTTACCACCGATGTTAGCAGAGGAGAATGCCCACAGACTGTTAAAGAACGGAGCCCATGAACCCTTACGAGTAAAGTTAACCGTGATCTCCAGAGCTTCGTTAGCTGCACGTTGATGTGCAGTTTCCATCATCTCTTGCATCTGTTGAGCAGACCAACCATTACGCTTAGCTTCCTGAGCAATATGGTTGTCAAACTCCTGTGTCAGAGCAACAAACACAGAGAACCGGGTAGCGTTTTCAGACACGTCAGAAATAGTGTCCAGATACTTGAGAGCCTTATCAAGAGTCTCCTTAAACTTACCCTTCTGCTTTGACAGTTCACGTACATCCTTGTACATAGTCTTGTAGTCATTAGCAAGGAACATACGAGTATGCCCGCCAGACTCAGTAAACTTCTTGTACATCTCCTTGAGGTACGCTGCATCCTTACCGCCATATTCCTTACCGTTCAGTTCTGCCCAGAGGAACTTGACCATGCGCATAGACATAGCATCCTTAATGATACGCTGACGAATGTTGTTCTCTTTACCAAGCAGGTTATTGGCCTGTGCTTCAGAGATCACATTACCTACGTTAAGGATAGCAGTCTGAATATCACGAGGATAGTTCTTGATAGCAAATACAGGGTTGAACGTAGTGTACAAAGCAGCAAACTTCTGAGTTATCTTACGAATGTTGTTAATGATTGCGCCTGTTTCAAGGTTGTTCTCGTTACGCAAAGCAGCAGCAAGTGCTACGTCCTTGATAGCAATACGAACACGGTTACCCTTCTCATCAATTACGTTGATGAACTTGTAGTCTTTACCTTCAAGACTATGTGACTTCCTCACATAGGCAAGAGTACCGTCTCCCTTCTCAGACATACGGAAGTATGGCTGTCCCTTCTCATTCTTATCCGTAGCGATTTCCCACAGCTCTTCGTTAGGAGCTTCTCGAACGAGGTTGAGCAGACGACGAGACACATCGTTCTTCTCACCGATGTTGATAGTATCCATGATCTGTAACATCAGGTGTGTAGAAGGACTTTCTGCAAGACCTTCCCGCCCCTTCGCCTTCTTCAACAACTCCCGACCACCCATAGAAATACCAGCCTTAGATCTCTTATGCGCATAGTCAGGGTCAAGGTCGTCAACGAATTCTTCCCAGTTCTTCAACGGGACATAGTGCTTATAGGTAGCACGCAGCTTGTCAGTAAGAGTCTTAGGTACAATGTGATACTTATCCAGCAAGTCCAGATGGTATCTACCAAGCTGGTCAAACTGTGCAGCTATCTCGTTCATACCCGGCACATCAGAGTACTTATCAATAATAGCCTGCGCCTGCTGGTCAGTAAGACCAGAAGGAGACTCTAGCTTATTCTTACCACGATACCGCCTGTTGACTTCAGCGTTACGTTCCAGCGCATGTCGAGCCAGAAGGAACTCATCAAGAGCAGACCAAATAGCATTCACTCTGTCCTGTTCAGTAACCTTACGACCAGCCTTGCGCAGAGCATCAAGAGCTTCCTTCACAGCAGGAATGTCAAGCTTACCAATCTTTTCACAAAGAGGGGCAAACTTCTGGTTCATGATATCAGTACGCTGTTCGTTAATCCTGTTCACCATACCGGTCAAGTGACGGTAGATGTTCGTAGCAGGAGTGATGATATTCTTACCGATCGTTTCCTTGATGTACCTCTGCACAACCTGAACACGACGATACTTGTCGTACATACCATCTGCAAGTCTTTCAAAGCCAGTGTGTGAAACAAGCTTACCATCCAAGCCTACGGACTTGCCGATGTTTCTTATACGAGCAATAAGACCGTTCCACTTCTGCTGTCTCATCTGTGCACGCTTCCACTCTTCAAGGTAGAGAGGAGGCATGTCACTGTAAGTAGTATCTTCAGTTATCATGAAGCGAACTTCAGGAGAACTATATGCAGGAGCAGTATGACTGATGTCATCACCTTCAAACAAACAATAGCTCTGAGAGGTGTTGTAGTTAAAGGTAGTACCAGCCACACCCAAGTCTCTCAGCATACTGGAGATCTGCTTAGTATCGTTAAGCTGAGAAGCAAGGTATTCGTACACATCCTGACCGGTCACACGTTCAAGGTACTTCTTGCTCTTCATAAACTGAGTAAGTTCATTCTTGTCAAGGAAGACACCAATGTCCTTACCCAAGAACTGGATATGCATACCGTCCTGTGCAGGAACCTGCTGAGGAGGCATCTGCTTGAACAAACGATTGAGATGTTCTGCAACATATCTTTGTTCAGACAGAGGACGTTCCCAGTTCATGAACTGTTCAAAGGAAGGAGCGTAGTTCTTGTAGATCTGTCCGGGAAGACCAGACTGCTTGTTGTTAAATCTCCTGAAATAATCAGCAAGCTTCGTAGGATGAGAGAAGTAAGTTCCCCAACCATACGGAGCAGCGAAAGCGTCAGGGCCCACAAGGTCAACACGTTCGTACTGAGGAGCCACGTCATTCATAGCCGAGCTCATGTACGTAGCACGACCCCAGATAGTGTAGCCAGAAGAAACACCTTGAGGCTTGTTGCTAGCAAGGTTCTGTGCAGAAGCAGCAAGGACATCCTTGATATCCGCTTCAGTAACATAACCATCTACACCAAACAACTTCTGATACAACTTACGAATAAACTTGTACAGGTCACTAATGACAGGGAGCCGTTCAAGCAAAGACTTAGGAGACTCACGTTCAGCTATCCAAGCAATGAACTCTTCTGTGCGAACAAGGTCATTAGCGTTCTCGTATGCAGGACGCTGACGTTCAAACTCTCTCCACAGAGGAGTACCGTAAGCATCACGGTAGACAGCAGCCATGAACCCAGTAAACTGACGAGGAGTCATGATAGCACGCAGACCATAGTGAGCAACGCCTTCGTGCATAAGCAGACGTACTGCCTGTGCCTTAGACTTTACTCGGTCAGCGAACACGTAGATCTTCCCGTCACAGTACACTGCCTGCGGGATAGCTTTCTTGTTTGTACTCTTAAAGGACAAATTAACAAGAGCATCATGCACAGCAGTAGGTACGTTGCTGTCAGTGACAGAAGAACAGATAGACACAACATCCTTCAAACCGGGAAGCTGAGCCAACGTATTCTTCATCCAGTCGTACACTTGTTGAGTAGCTTCAGAAGCAAGCTGGTAGTCTACTTCCTTTTCCTGCTGAGTGTACCGTTCAAAGGACTGGCGCTGTACTTCAATGTCATTACGAATCTGCTTGGACCGCTGCTCTTGCTTATACATACGCTTGAGCTGTTCAGCCTCAAGGTCACGACGAGCTTGAGAAGTCTCTTGAGGAATAGCCTGACGTGCAGGGATGTTGCCATCCAAAGCGTTGTCATAGCTAGCCTTGTCCTGAGCCACCTTAAGCTGTGCCTGATAAGCAGGAGAAGCCTCATATGCACGCTGCTGTTGTTCAGCAATCATGTTACGCATGTACTGGTCAGCAGCAACTCTATCACGATCAATCTGATTGTTCAGAGCAGCAGCTTGTTCAAGAGCAACATTCTGCTGAAGAGCACCATACTTCTGTGTGAAAGCATCAGCACTAGGAAGAGCAGCCTGCTGATTAGAGGAGCCCATCTGTGCAGCCTGCCAGTCAGCAAAGTCTGCATCCCACGTATAGTTGGGATCGTTGGTCAGCTTAGCTGTGCTGCGCAGAGCACGTGCATTCTTAAGCAGAGCATCAATACGGTCTTGAGTTTCCTTGTCTGCAAGATCCTTCAGCTGCTTGCGCAAGTCAAGTTCAAAAGGAACAGCAGGGTCAAGCCTGTCTGCCTTAGCAAACAAGGCATCCATGTTCGTCTGAACTTCAGTCAAGTCCTGAGCACGTGCAGTAGAACGAGCAAAATTAACAGCAGACTTTCTAACATCTGCCTTCATTCTGCTCATCTGTGCAAGGTCTTTGTCAATACGAGCAAGCTCACTTGTAACAAACTCATACTGGCGTTCACTGTACGGAATAGCATTCTGCTGCAGGAGTTCAAGGTATACGTTGTATTCACTTCTGCGTGCGTGCAGCTTAGACATACGTTCATCAGCACGGTTGAGCTTACGCTGTACGTACTGCTGAGTATCTTGAATGCTATTTATAATCTCAGTGTACTTGACTGGGTCTTTCTTAAACAAAGCTTCCTGATACCTACGGTCATCAACAATCTGTTCAGCCGTAAGGTTGGTATCATAGCCAAGCTTCTTAAAACGTTCTGTTACAGTTTCACGGAAAGCCTTACGAGCCTTCTTATCAGACTCAGAAAGGTCCTTCTCAAACTGTTGCTTACGCTGCTTGATGTCTTCACGCTCTGCTTGAGCAAGCCGGGCAAGCTGGGCAGTGTACTTCTGCTGGGCTCGTTCAAGCTTCTTGATGTATGCATCCTTTGCTTCTTGCGTAGCAAGCAGAGCATACTTAGGAGACGTACCTGCACGAGCAGTAGTCAGCTCTTCCTTTGTCTTACGCAAAGCGTTGACAATAGGATTACGAGCACGAGCAAAAGATTCTTCAGAAACAGCTACAGCTCTCTGTGCTTCTACACGAATAGCATCGCGCATGATACCTTCACCCTTAGAGATCTGAGTGAAGGGGTCAATCTTAGTCAGTTCTTCTTCAAACTTAGTCTGAAGTTCAAGAGGCGTCTGGTCTGGGTTAACATACGGAATGTCTGTCTTAGGTGAATGCTTAAGCATGTCAACCATAACGCTAGCTCCACCAGAGGCAGAACCAACAAGAGCACCAGCAATACCAGCTTCCATCATACGGTCGAAGTCATCAGCAGTAAGCTGAGCACGTCCATCCTGAATCATACTGTTTACTGCACCCAACCATTCCTGTGCATATTCTTCTGCACCCTCACCAATCATGGCCTTGGGCAGAGACAACGCAGAAGCCTTGAGCTTTTCCTTGAAGGAGCGTTCAACAGCGTCAGGTACCTTAACACCAGTCATCTTGCGAAGCAGCTGGCTTTCACCACCAAGCAGTGTAACAGCAGACTGCAAGAGACCAGTACCAATATCCATGCCGGGGTTAGAAGTAAGGAGTCCTCCCTCAGCATAGTTACCAGAGTAGTTCTCACCAGTGTTCAGTACAAACTCAGGAGCCATTGCGCCAATCTGTGCACCAACAGTAGCAGTCACAGCCTTAGTAGCAGCAGTCCTAGCCTCAGCTTCAGCAACACCAGAAGCTACAAGCTGAGCAGTCTTCTTTTCAATAGCACCAGACAAAGCACCAGCAAGTACCTTCTTACCTGCAGCAGCACCTACGCCACCACTAAGCAAAGACATACCTACGTTCAAGGTTTGATCACCAAGAAGACTAGCAAAGTAATCACCAAACTTCTGTATGCTGTCTACGTCTTTGTAAGATTCAACAGCAGCTTTCAGCTCAGGAGCTTGTGCTTCTTCCTGCTTCTGTTGTGCATAGTACATCAAGTCACCAGCAGTCTGCTCGTGACCCATGAGGTCAGCAAGAGCAGCACCGCCAGCAGCAACAAGAGCCTGTGTCTGAGGAATAGAACGAAGAACACCCTTTACATATTCACCATGTTCAGGCTTCGGTTCCTGATATTCAAACGGCTGAGAGTAACCACTAAAAGCAGGAACAGCCATGTGCATAGGAACTTCATCAGGTACTGTGCTTACATAGGAAGAGGCAAGGTTAGCTCGACTACTGGGCCTTCTAAGAGGAACACTAGTCGTGAACTGCTGACGCGGGTACGCAGCCTGATGAGCAAGAGTATCTTGCAGAGGTCCCTGCTCAGTAAGGCCGGGAACCATCACAACACTATAGGGCTGTACACCAGAAGAGACAGGTGCAGCCTGTGCAGCAGCATACGCTTGTGCTGCAGAAATATCCGTATTCAAAACACCATCCAGTGCCATAACTAGAATACCTTTCTTTGGCCCATATTTCGATTCTAAGGGCCTTTAATTAGTTAACGTATAAAACCATAAGCACGAGCTCGTTCAAGAGCTCTGGTCTGCCTTGCAGCCTCAGCAGCGGCAGCATCCTGTGCTTGCTTATCAAGAGTTTGTTGAACAGCCCCGAGCTGCTGGCCTCCAAAGTTGAAGCCAAAGTTATTGTAAGGATTACCCTGAACACCAGAGAGACCAGTATTGAACGTAAGAGAAGGTACGCCCAGAGGCATCTGTGTCTCATAGTCAAACATGCGTTGTGTATTCAGAGCTGAGTCAGACCTGCCTCGCAGCACTTCATCAGTATAGACATGAGAAGGCATCATTCCGGGGCCATACTTGCCAGACAGGCTAGTCATACCAGAATAATAGTTCAACGCTTTCGCAGCTTGTTCAGGAGACAGCGGCGCAAGCATGAGGTTATTTGTTGCTGAGTCCAACGTAGGTGCAAGACCACTTGCAGCAGCATTAGCTTGTACCCACTTAGCTCGTTCAATCTTGTCCAAGTTCTCCAGAGTACTTACATGCAAAGCTTTCTGAAAATCCAAGTTAGCCTTGTATTTATCACTATCAGCCCGCATGGCAGTAGAACCAAGAGTAGCGTTAGCTCCTATAGAGGCAGCACCAAGAGTAGCATTAGACTTAATGTTCTCAACGTCAACAGCCTTCTTGTAGTCGAAGCCCTTCTCTTCACGCATCTTAGTCATTTCATAAGCGCGCTGTTGAGCAAGCTGCTGGGCTGCGACATTAGCTGCGTAGGTCTGGTCAATTGTGTTACCCAGCTGCATCAACTTAGCAACACCATCCATACCCATAAGGGGCTGCTGTCTGCCTACTTCCTTACCGTCTCTGTCTATGATGACAACTTCTTTAGTATCAGGGTCAACAGTAACCTTACCGTCAAAGTCACGATACACAGTGTCTCTCAGTACGTTAGCAGTACCAGTAGGGTCACCGATAAGGATACGTTCACGGTTGTTAAGAATAGACTTCTTAGCAGACCGAGCCTGTTCATTAGCCTGATTCAAATATTCAGCAGCAGCTTCTTGTTCCTTAAGCTGTGCTTCAAAGAGCTTACGTTCAGCGAGGAAGCGATCGTTGGTTTCTTTTTCCTTACGTTCGCTTTCCCACATCTGACGACCAGCATGTAGTGCAAGTCCGATAGAAGGCATTACACATTACCTCCAGTGAGATATTGCAGACCACGAGCAGCACCAGCCCAACTGTTCTGTGCCTGTTGATTATACATACCAGCAAGGTTAGCAGAACTACCACCAGCACTACCAAGACCAGAGAGAATAGAAGAACTGTTCACTGAAGGAGTAGCCTGATACGTTTGCAAAGAAGCACCCTTACGATAGTTAAGTGCCTGTGACTGACGAGACAGAGCAAGATCTTCAGCTTGACGAGAAGCCTGAGTTCTACCCATAG